CCATATTGTATCTTTAATGCTCTCTTTAATAAACTTTCTCTATCCATTAATACATAAAAATAAAAGCTCCCTATATCATATAGAAAGCTTATACGTTATCAATAGGGTCTAGTTATGGCAACTATATCAATTTTATCTTCAATATTCTATTTAACCAATCTCAATTTCATTTCGATTGCTATAGAATACTTCAGAAATAGATATAATAAGCCCCTGCAAAGTCACTCCAATTCATTTGATCTTTAGAATAACTAAGCAAGGATATTATTACTAATTCCCCTATTTATCCAATAATTTCCTCTACACAGTATATTTATTACACTATGCTAAATAGAACTATTTTCTTTTTATTAGAAGAAAATAATTGAGTTTTTTAAACTCTTGTAATAAAGCCCTAATATCTACGTATCCTGCGCCGCAAAGCGTCGTAGCAAGTAAAGTATTATATATTGGATGTTTTTAGTAGTATCGGGGACAATTCAGTCTCTATTTCTAGAACTACTAGATCCTTTCTAGTATAACCTATAACCCGACTTCTGACCTGCTAGAATGTGCTAAATTCAAGGAGTTACCCTCATCACAGGTGATATTCTAATATTATTGATTTATATATCCTATCTACAGATATCTAAAACCAATAATGCATTATTAGAATCTACTTATGCAAAGATACGAAATTTTTTTGACTTTGTCAAGTTTTTTTAGTTAAAATTTAAAAAAAAGTGTGCATTACTATAGTAGAATACCAAAATTTATTATTTTTATAATAGTGAAATAAGTCATACTTTTAATGTTGGGTAGAAAATTATTTTTTATTTTTTTTTTTTGAAATTTTATTTTTTAGTTCTAGATGTGGTGGTCTATAAGGATAACCAACGCCTTCAGGTACTTTGGGGTTGATACCCGGCCTTAAACTGACAGCATTAGAGAAATCCGGATTCGTTTTCTGAATTCTTCCCTTCTTCCCTCAACCTATATCTTTAGAGAAAGAAAGCCTTCGGCTTTTGGACTCTCAGAAGTAAAAATCACACAGTACGTTTAATTTAAATCACACAACATTATGTATTACGAACTTTCGATCACTACACGAAAAAGTGTAAATTCTGAAATTGTTTCTGAAAAGATTAAATTTCCTTCACTACGCTCAGCATTAGAGCGTGCAATGTTCGAAACGAAAGCAAACTTTGGAAAGTTTTTTAGGATAGAAGTCTTCTGCAAGTCAGACAAGGTAACTGAGAACGGAAAGATATTCTACATGAGTCAAAATTACTAACAAAAGACCCTCTCCGGAGGGTTTTTAAATTAAACTAGAAATGAATAAACCATTAAAGATATCAATAGGAATGATATGTTTTATATTGTCATTCTTCTCTATAACGCTTATTAGTAATGATTTTGTTGCTATGACAACAACATCACTGCTATTAGCAATAAGCATCTCATTATTTTGTGATGCTACTAACAAAAAATAACGTTGTGTGAAAAAGAACTACTGAAATCATGCTATCTCAACCATAGTTATGAAAGTAGGTAGTTCTTTTATAAAGAAAGAAAAGAAAGTAATATAAAGAAAAGAAAGAAATAGTATTTTATTACTATTTATATTATTAAACTAAATGATTTAATAGAATAGATATATAAGATAGCGGCTTTGCCGACTATCTATTTAATCATCTCTAATAAATCACATATGCTAGTATATTAATTGAATATATACTCCCATACCTCTCCCGTCTCCTCTCCCTCATCAATCTATCGATTGAAGATGAAGAAGAGAAGCCTTTATTTTTGTATCTTTTAGATATTTGTTGAGGTTATAATTCCCTTTATACCCTTAACCTATATCTCTTGTCTGTTAACCTCATTTAATCATTAATATTTTATAACCATGAGCAAACATGTTGTTGTACTCGACAGAGTAACTAACACGCCTAAGATGATATTCTTGGGCTTTAAAGAGACCACTCAAAAAGATGGTTTGGCCTCTAATTTCTTCTCCCAGATGTTTAGCACTCGCTACGCTTCTGTTGGAGATATGCGTCAAGTCATGAGCGACCGTGTAAAAAAAGCACAGGACAAGTATGGATTCGAGATAGATGCTAAAACTGGTAAAGTCTCCTATCCTGACGGTGTAAAACATGTTACCATTCAGGACATCCTTCCTGAGTTTGATAACATGGAACCTGCAGTAGTGTATAAGTACATTTCTGCTCAGGCATATGAAGACTTGTCTGAAGTGGAACGTCGTGCTTACCAGCCTGCAATTGTTCCTCGTACCAACTTCTACCAGACCAATCCTGAAACTGGAGAGGTCATGCGTGATGAAAATGGTCGTGCAATTGTAGAAAGCACTGGCGCTGCTTACTTCACCGACTCTCTCGGTGACATTCTTTTCAGAACTTCTGCTATTCGTGATGCAAGCGAACTGCTGAAAGAACAGAAGATGGTGAGCAAGCCGCTTGACCAGGATGCTTTCGATATGCTTGAAGACTGCCCCGCAGCCATTGAAGCTATCAATGCTCGTTTGCAGGTAGCTACTGAACAAGAGGCTACTGCTGACGAACTGGCTGTGTAGTCGTAGTGACCTGATAATAGGCTGGTAGTTGAAATATACTACCAGTCTTTTATTATTTAATTGTAATTAATTAATACTATCGTTTTGTACTACACTTACACTAATAACAATAATAACGACAGAAAAAATAACATCATTTCTATTGTTATGTTGGCGCTTTCTTGTCTTATTATCGCTTTAAATCATTGATTTAGAGTGTATAGAGAGGTGTTTATCAATCACCATCTCTTTCAGTCATTTCACCACACCCTCAACTGTACTAAACACAATAGTATAGTTATATAAAAGAATATCAAAAAAAATCAATAACAATAAAAAAGATAAAATCATGTGTAAAGATTGCGAAAATTGCAAATACAAAGAAAAAGTCATTGATGAATATGGCTACGATATTTTCGAAGAAGAAGAAATAGATATTGATGAATGGCGGGAGAAAGAGTTTGGCACGAAAGATCCAACAGGCTCTAATCAAGAACCAAAAAGAAATACATGGGGTATTATATGGTATTGTATAGTAATAATCTGGATTTTATCAGGATTATTATGGACATGTACTAATAGATCCTTCATATGGTAAGATCATGAAAAAGATAACAAAATCAACAAAATCAAGACCACGTTACACTGAAAAAGACATTCAGATGTTATATGCCATCAAGCAAGTGCTTAGATTAGTACATGATGGGGTCAAGCAAAAGGACATAATATCCATGAAGATAACATCTGCGAGCATTGTAAGCAGTATTTTCTGGGGATTAAAAGAGCTGAACATTATCATGACCACAGGATATGGTACAGGATTCAGTTACAAATGGGTAGAGAATAGGAAGTGCGGAAATTTAGCTGCAATAACTATCCTTCAAGTAGTCAGAATGCATCAAAGCATAAGGAATTACAGATATAGACTTAAAACAGAGAACAATGCACTCAACATTAAAACGTACAAACGAGTTGACTCCAAAACTGTATGAAACAATAATTGGAGGAGTAATAATCTTAGTAAATAAGATTAATTCAGATGGCACTATGCGAGGCATGGTAGTTCATAGTAAAGCATCCAAATACAAAATTGGAGATTACTATGACAATTTAGAGTTTCTAAAACCATACATAGGAGAGATAACTCTATCTAATTGATAATATAAATAATAAAATAACTTAAAGTATGCATAAGATAAGAGATAAGCCCATGATCTAGGATTAAGCTTATAAACAATTATTATATATTATTAGTTATATTATTTAAGAATTATAAATAAATCCTTAGTAGTATAAGATAATACGCATACTAAATAGTATGAAATGGTGATTCAACTTCACCCTAAGTATCAAAATATACTATCTCAATCAACAAAAGAACGGTGATATGGGAGAATAGCTGCTTTTTTGGGAACATTTGTTGAGCTGAAGGCTATTATTAGTAGTATATTCAGGAAGATTGGCAGAGAGGTTTATTGCACTTGTCTTGAAAACAAGCGAACATGCGAGTGTTCCAGAGGTTCGAATCCTCTATCTTCCGCAATAAAACATTTAAACAATAATTATTATGATAGCGCTACTAGTACTACTGATGTCAATTTTGTATTTAGATTTTAAATATGGAGGAGACGACGGTGATGGCTGCCCAGGGTATGGGCTATAATAAACATTAACAAAAAACATAAATCAACATGAGCAAGAACATTAAATCCTATTTAGAAGAGAAAAGAAGAAAAATACATTATATGTTAGTATCTTCTAACGACATAAGTCCTCCTAATTATAGTTTTGAGACTAATGAAGAAGCTGAGATAGCCTTATCTATCATAAAGTATATGAATAAAAACAAACTTGACAATAATTACAGTCAAGCTATAAAATATGCTTTTAGAGCCATAGGTATAGACAGTGCATGGAGTAAATAATCTTTAAAAAGACAAGATATGATATTTACAGCTAAAGAGATATTAGAAAAACAGCATAAAATAATCAAAGAAAAATACGCTAACAATGAAACATTTAAATTAATATTTCAAAAGATACAGGACAGATTATACATCACATCAGAATCTAGTATTATAATATACAAAAATGGAGATCCTGTTTTTTACAGAAATGTATTAGGCTATTCTTTTGAATTAAAGATATTAGGTTATAGGGTTAAATGTGAATATGATCACATTAAAATATCTTGGAATTAACAAAAAAACAATTATCATGAAAAGAATCATAACAATACTATTTTTAGTACTATCAATAAGTTGTTTTAGTCAAACTATAAGACTAAATTTCAACACCATATCTGTTATAGATAAAGAGACTAGTGTTGTCCTTTCTACTGTACATAGAGTATCTAAGTTCACTATTACAGAAACAACTGTCAATCTCGCCACCGACATATCTTCTACTAATTTTCACATAGAAGGCACACCCACTTTAAGGCGTTTAGACGGCATGGAATGCCTTTTAATCAAATGTAGAGGTTATGTTATAGAAGGTATTGTAATAGTAAGAGACAAGCCATTAAATGGCGTCTATCTGATTTACAAAGACAAACTTGTTAGATATTACAATTCATAAACGGATAATATTTTAAAGCTCCTGTGGTGGAATGGTAGACACGAAGGACTAAACATTTTCTAAAGATTTAACATAAAATATTTTGTTATGTCTACTATTTTTAGTATATTTGTAATACATATTAAAAGTAATAAGACATGGAAAGATTTTATGAAAACTGCGGAAGCATATTAACAACAGAAAGAAAGTTGTGTAAAGAATGTCAAAAAGCAAAGAAAAGAGAATATGCAAAACAAAGATATCAAAATATCTTAAAGTTAGGCTATAAGCCTAAAAGATATGGAGAAACAAATTGCATTATTTGCGGTAAAACTATAATTAAAAATAGAAAAAACCAATTTCTTTGTTATGAATGTTTTCTTAAAACAAAGCATAAAACTGTTGATAATTATAATTCTGTAAAAAGGACTAAAGATGGTAGATTTACAATAGGTAGACAAATTGTATTAGAATTAGGACTACAATTAAACAGTATGGTTGTGCATCATTTAGATGAAAATCCTAATAATAATTCTTATAACAATTTTCTAATATTAAGTAAATCTAACCATGCAAAGTTACATAGATTTTTAGAAAGGAATTGGTCGCTATTATTGAAAAATAATAGTAGTAACTTGGAGAATTGCTGGAATAGCCTTAGAGTTCAGTTAACTACAACATGGTTGGAAACAATGAGTGTGAAGGTATTGAAAATAACTGAAATTAGCCGATCAGCAGCCGAGCCTCTAAATAATGAATATTGTTATTTATTACATGAGGAAGGTTCAGAGACTATGTACCAAGCATCTAAAGATAGAAATATCCATGATGAAGATATAGTCCAAACTCAAAATACATAAGTATGCTTATGAAAGTAAGTTGAGTAAGTAAAATCCTTTATTCAGAAATGGATGTGCGGGTTCGACTCCCGCCAGGAGTACAATTCCTATTGAATTTAGCTATGAAAAACTAAATTATTCTAATCAATTCAAACTTAGATATGTGTCACATGTAGGAATTAACGATAGAGTTGTATAACTACACTCTATATATATTCACTAAGAACCTCCTTAGTGTGCAGGTAAGCGTAGCTAACTTATCGAAGTGTTATAGACTCTGCTTAATGCCAGCAGTAATCCCTAGGGGGATAATATGATGAACTTGACGAAGTTCACAGGCTCATAGAATATGAGGATTGTATTCTATGTTTTATGGTGCATTAGTGAAGTTGGTTAACACGCAACACTTTCTATGTTGAAGCAGTAGTTCGAATCTACTATGCACTACGGGTCCGTATAGGCTAGGGGGGGGGTAGAAGTAAAAATTCTATCTTCGCCCCTAGGCTCAGGACAGCTATATCACCAAAAATCATTAAAACAAAAGAAATTATGAAAATTTAAAAAGTAACAGAAGATTTTATTGAATTTGATAATGGATCAAAAATAACATTTAATCATGTACAGGAATGTTGCGAGAATAACTATGCAGATTTTGAACAATTAGAAGATCTTGCAAAAGACATTGAGTTTAAAGAACCATTAGACTTTGAAGAAGCGGAATATGGTTTTAAGTTTGGAAATAAACCATTAAAAATGTTTTTTGTTCCTTGTTATTCTGAATAAAATGGATATTATTCTAGTGATGTAGATATTTATTATAACGGCAAAGAAGTTATAACTGTCGACGGATAATAATCCATAATTATAGGGGGCGTATTGGATTTGATTATTATTAAGTTTATAGTATGTTATGCATAGCCTGTAATAAGCTATTAAAAACTGTTACAAACAATAACCGCAAAAGAATTTTTCATTGGTCGTTCTATGAACACAGGGCTGCGCATGGCAGCGTAAAAGTTTTATATTAAGTTATTTTACATCTAGTTTCTTTGTTCTAGTATAAATAAACAAAGTGGTGGAGTCTTCGGCTAAGCCGACTCATTTCTATATATATTCATTCTTTGGTCTGTGGTAAGATAAACAGAATCCTAAGCATATAAATAAACATATTATGAATTGATAGTAAGACCTGGGTTCGATTCCCAGCGCCTCCACAAAGTTTTAAATAATTAAAAAAATATGTTATTGAGATTAAAGGTAAATACGGCTACTGGAGCTAATCATACAATTGAATTTAGTATATATAGAATACTCGAATTAGGTTGTAATAGCAAATTTTTATCTTTTATAACTAAAGATAATTTAAGCGACACATCAAAAGATTTAAAATTAGTAAATAAATCCATGGGAATATATCAATATGAATTTCCAATGAAAAGAGTAAATAGAATTATTCTTATACCAGAAGAAAGGGATAGAAAATATTATTAACATAATATTAAATTGGCGTATCTTCTCAAGCTTATACCTTATAGAAAGAGTAATTGGTTACATGCGAGTTCAAGTCTCGCAGCCATTACTAGAATAATATTGTTTATTTATGTACGATATAAATAAAGAAAAAGAAGAAAAATATATAGACTCTTTTGTGTATAGGTCTAAAAATGAAGCCAATCAACTTCTGAAACTTGAGATTTACAGAAGTACAGAAGGTGGATTTAGATGTATGTTTTTTATTACCACAAAAAGAAAAAATGGTTATCAATATAAAAAACAAACAGGAAAAGATGGTTTAAAATCATTAATGTGGGCAAAGAATTGTTTGTTAGATTTCCTAGAATATGCTAAAGATAGATACAAAGGAGATGTAATAAAGATATTTGCAGATGATAAAAGACGATGGAGAATATATTGGAGATCATTAAAACCATTAGGTTTTTATGTTGAAAAAACAAAATATTTACCAATTTGTAAAAAAATATAACTATGAATATAGAAAAATTTAATAGAGCAAAAAGATGAAGCAAATAATACTAGGTGATATCCACGGACATGATACATGGAAGAGAATCATTGAACAAGAAAAACATTCGATAGAATAGTGTTTTTAGGCGACTACCACGACTCTTTTACCATAAGCAGTAAATCTATTGCTGATAATTTTAAATCGATTGTAGAGCTTAAAAACAGCTTTAAAGACAAAGTTATTTTGTTATGTGGCAATCACGATTATCATTATATAGATGGTATTGATTCTAAATTCTCTGGATATCGTCCAGAATTAAAAGGAATGCAAAAAGAATTGCTTCTTGAATTAATTCAAAATGACACAATTCAACTATGTTTTAAAGATGAAAATAATAGACTATATAGTCATGCTGGATTCTCTAGAACATGGTGGAAAGAAAACGTCGGTAAAGAACTAAACCTAGAAACAATAGATAAAGATATAAACACTTTATTTAAAACTGATTTATCTCCTTTTGATTTTATATATGGTAGAAGTGGAAGTTATTATGGTGACGATCCAGAAAATGGTCCATTGTGGATTAGACCAGATTCTTTACGTATAGATGCCATAGAAGGAGTGGATCAAATAGTAGGTCATACACAACCAAAAAATCCAGTAGTAATAACCTCTAAACAGAATACTAATATTTATTTAAATGATATGCTTGGATTAGGATACTATTTAATAACATTAGATAATTCTGTTTTAATAAAAAACATAAATTAATATGATTATAAAATTTATAATATGTATATCTATTATCTTTATAGCAATTATGGGTATTATAGATATATATAGAGAAGAAACTAGGATGTTAATAATCCCAAAAATAAATCAAAATATAATATTAGAAATTCAAATAAGAATTACTTTTATATATTTTACCGTAGATAAAATTTACACAAATGAAAACGACATAGGAACATATATAAAACTATATAAAACAGATTTCCCTAATGGGAAAATAAAATTTAAATATAAATAATATTTAAAAATATTGTTTATTCTAGATGTAGGAGAGATGGTTAATCCGCTTGTTTTGGGTACAAGAGAACGCCGGTTCGAATCCAGCCATCTAGACAATCGTTAAAAATCAAACAAATATGTTAAAAGTAATAATAAAATATCCTAACGGAGATCAAAGAGTACGACAAATACCCGATGAGATATTAGGTGTTAGTGAGCGTGGAGACGTTGTAAGATCTGCATATATAGATAAAGCTGATTCATTTGATAATGTAGTAATACATAGTGAGGATGATGAATTCTATGATCCATATGTAGGAGAATCGATAAGAGATGAAGATCTCAAAGAGAATTATAGTCCATATGATGGATTAATAGAAATAACATTGTTTAATAATAAATAAAATATTGACACAACAGTCGTATCGTCTGAGTAGAGTCGCCAAGCGTCTCGAAGGTCAATATATATAAAAACTAAAATAACATTCCAAGATGTTGAGGACAGCTGTGTTCTTATATATTCTTACAGGATTTGTGAACATCCACAAGTCCGAGAGAAATATAAGTTTAAGCTGTAAAACACAAAAGAAACACAAAATGATAGGTATATTAAAAAATGAAGCAATTAGATATTTTGTAGATAGCAACAAAAAGTTGTTCGATGCCATATATGTGGATGAATATAATCGAATCAAATGTAAAATATATAAGAACAACAAAAACGGTGCTACATATCTATATTTATTAAATAATTTTATTAGCGGAGCAAGTCCATATGATGGTTTTATTCCAGCAAAATATGGATTTAGACACAGCTATTATTTAGCACGTATATTAGATTATGAAGTAAATAATCGAGATTTTCGTAGTCCATTTGTATATTTAATAATAAACAATAAAATAAATAATGTTAAAATAAAAATTAAATGAAAACAGTTGCTTTATGGTTTATAGCCTTTTTTCTTTTAGTTATATTCGTTTGCATATCTGAAAATACTGTAAACAAAAGAAATTTATATTTTAAAGAAAAAACAATCTTACAACCGTTTACTAGAGACGCTTTTGGTGTAGCAATCAAAACCACATACGGCGAACAAACTATATACCATCATTGTGATCATGCTAAAAATGGATTTGAAAAACAAATTAAACCTTTTAATATTTTCAAAAATCCAAAAACAGATACATGTAATTTTAAAAAATCACAAAAAGGATGTTGTATAGTATTTCTAAATCAAAATGGTAAAATAACATATGAAGACGGGAAAATATATTCAGAAGCGCGTAATGATAACAGAAATTTACTATTACCATTATTTTCTAATGGAAATCTTTTAAGAGAAACATCTTTTATGTCAATAAGAAATAAATTATGGAATAATAATTTTTAAATGTAAATTATAAAATGGAGAGTGTAGAGACGCCCTTTATCAATATTAGATAGACGATAAAACCTTGTCGCTACACTTCCTAGCCTCTTTAGTTTAACTGGTAGAACGACACACTTGTAATGTGTAGGAAATGGTTCGAATCCGTTAAGGGGCTCAAAAAAAATATAAAAATAGTTGTAAATATCTAAAATATTTTGTATCTTTGTAAAAATCAAATATTATGAAAAATCAAAAAAATGCAATTATCATCATTTATAATCTTATTAATAATAGGATTTGGAGTTAGTTTTTTTGAAACAGATCCAATTTTGATATGTGTCTATACCATATGTATAGCTTTTTCATTGTCTATTGTAATACCCATAATTATAGACAATTTAAAAGAAGATTAATTAAAATCAAAAAATATGATAAAAATAACAGGCAAAAATTATGAAGTGTATGTAAATAAGAATAAAATAATAAACATATACTATGATAAAAAAGGAAGAATAATATATTTAATAACAGAATCAAATTCAGATAAAAGAGCATATAATGAATTTAAATATGAAAATGTAGAGGAAATTTCAGAATTATAAAATGCTAAGCCCACATAGTTCAACGGATAGAACAATAGATTTCTAATCTATTGATGAAGGTTCGATTCCTTCTGTGGGTACCGCTGTTTCTTGATTATGACGATAGCACAGAAACAGGTAGTGATCCAGCGTCAAAGATTCGACTGCCAGGTGAGAGTAATAAGACTAGAATAGGAAATGATTCAGCAGACTGCAAAAGTTCTCTCTAGTGTGTAACCTTGTATAATATAAAATAACACACAAAATTCTGATATCGTCTAATGGTTAGGACGCATGACTGATACTCATGTAATATAGGTTCAAATCCTATTGTCAGAACTACGGTGGTCTAGACTACATACGACCCTATAAATAATGGTAGTGGCACTATACATTTGATGGAGAAATATTATGATATGATTATATCGTAACATCGTTGGTTCGAATCCAACTATAGTGGCTAAAACAAAATAATTATGTTAAAGAAAGGAGCATTTTTTAGAAAATTAGAAAAATTAAATGTTTTAGAAAAATATCTAAAACAACTTGATGAATTTTGGGGACTTGAATCAAATGATAGATTAAATAAAATTTTAGAAACAGCTTCATCATATAGAGATGTTTTATATTATTCTTTTTTGTTAAACGAACGATGGAGAATTATTGCAAATAAAATAGATTTAATAAGCATAAATAGAATTCATAAGATAAAAATAAAAATAAAATAATATCCTTTATGTATTTCTAGCGAATAATAGTAACTAGTGGTTAAAATACTTTGGCTTGACAGTGGAAAGAACTGTAATTGAAATTACATACATTATCAAAGTCCTTGTATGTAGGGTATTTATTATGAAAGGCATTAATTTTACTGAAAAATTTAATGTTAATGAAGTCAATGGTCTTTATCTTAAAGTTTTTAAACCAGGAGCAATTCTTGGTTATAAAAATGATCCTGTAAAATGTAAGAGTATTCTAATTGATGAATACAAAGACAAAAAAACAGGACAAAAAAAGATAAAGAAAACAGAAGTTGAATATCAAATCAAAGAGAGAAATGTTTCAAACTGTTTCTCTCAAACATTCATCCGACCAGAAAACGTTGAATGGTGGTCTTCAACAAAAAACTCGCCATTTGTAACAGAACAAATGCTGGCTGATAGAGGTAAATATAAAGACCTCATCAATTCATTGAATTACAAATGGAACAAGCTTTCTAAAATAGAAAAGCTTTGCTATTATCTTTCATTATTTGATGAAGGATTAGGAATTGAAGTTACTACTTATTACGAAGATGAATATCTACGTAAAAGGAATAAATAAAACAACTTTTTGAAACTAGCTTTTAAAAAAAGACAAACTATTTAGTTTCATTAAAACTTTCAGATAGTTATTATTATGAAAAGATTAACAGAAAAAGAATTTTTTGATAGATTAAAATATTTTGGTGTTTCTAAACATGAATTTTTAAAAATATTAAGTTTTAACTGTTCTGATCCAAAAAGATCATTAAAATATAGCCTACTGTATCGCAAGAGTTATAGAGTTGTAATTAAATATATTTTGACATGGTATAATACGCCTCAAGGATATGATTTTTGGGAATATATATGTAATAACATAGATCAAGTTAAAATCTCGTTTAAAAATCAAATAAATAAAATTAAAATCAAATGAGTGAACTTTACCAAATATGGAATGATTTAAGATGTTCATGTGAAACATTTTTATCATTTAAAGACTGGCTACTCCAACATCAAGACCAAAGCAATATGATACCATCATATGATGACATTGATGAAGAAACTGAATTTACAGAAGAAGATTTTATAGTAGATGAATTAGAATTAATATATTGATAGAAGCTAAACAAAGTATTGTATCCGATCTGTGAGTTAGTATGTTCTATGAACAGAGGGCAATAACAGTCCATAACAATAATGGTTAGTTTTATCAATCGAGCGATAGTAGTTTAAGAGAAAAAACAAGCAATATGCTTATACTAATCACATTAGTCTATCGCTCCTAAAAACAATAACAATATGTGGAGAAAATATAATATTGAAATTGATGAGGATGAAATTTTATCTGATTATGATGAAAATGTTGATTATTCTGAATTAGCATTTGATAAATATGAAGATGAATTAAATCTAAATTATGATGATATTTTTGAAGAAAGTAAAAATATAGAAAATAAATGAAAAATCTAAAGAAAGGAGATGTAGTAATTACATCAAGAGGTAAGGTTGGTATTATTACAATACCAAAAATGTTTTATATTCTTGATTCTAAAGGCAACCCTGTTGTAGCAGAAGATTTTAATTGTAAAAATTATTTTGATGAAAAACTAAAAGAAAAAGGTTATTCAATCAAAATAACAGAGCCATTGGTATCAATTAATGGAATTGAATTTGAAATTAGCGAAAACAAGCTTACCAAAATAACAAAATGTATAGTTATTGAAGATAAGCATTATAAGAAATTTATATTTAAAATTAGAAAATGATATTAATATTTTCATTGATAACGTTATTTGTTTTTGCTTATATATTTTATTCATATTTTCAAAATATATGTATTATAGTAAGCGAAACAATCGTAGTTGAAGAAAAAACAGTATTGATATTGACAAATAAAGAATTGTTAATAATATTGTTATTATTCCTATTTTCTCCAATAACTATATATTTTACAAAAAAATATTTAGATAAAATATATTATGGTTAATTATCTAAAAGAAGAATATATATGTCGTTTAAAGTAAGACGCTTAATTTATTAAGAAGATGCAGTTTCGAGTACTGCCATATATAATTCTTTTAAATTTTAAAATCTTTTGAAAATAAAGATATTATAAAATATTTGCTCCTGTGGCGAAATTGGTAGCACGCGAAGGTCTTAAAAACCTTTGGACAGCAATGTCCGTGTGGGTTCGGGTCCCATCAGGAGTACAATAGCCCATATGGCGGAACTGGCATACGCGTTAGATTTAGGATCTAATTTTTTTGAGTTCGAATCTCAATATGGACACAAATAAAATCAAATTAAATTATGAAAATACCATTTAAAATAGGTGATTTAATTAGACCATTATATTTAAAAACATTTAGTTCTAGTTTAGCTAGAAACAATCCATTAGATATAGATTATAAAACAAAACATTTAAAATAGTAAAAATATCTGGGCCGCATATAGGAAATAGTTCATATCAATACTATTCTATGTCAGCTGTTTGTTTAGAAAATAATATAATATATGGATTTTCATATTCAGACGTAAATGAATATAAGATCATAAAAAGAAATATTAACTATAAAATAAAAATAAAATAATATGTCTAGAGTATTTTTCATATCTGATCTGCATTTTGGACATAATAGTTTAATTAAAAAGCTAAGGAATATGTCTCCTGCAGAATCAGATAGACTAATAATAAATAATTGGAATAAGGTTGTGCATAAAAAAGATATGGTTTATGTATTAGGCGATATCACCATGGAAAATCCATCTACTATAGAAGATTATTTAAGTCAATTACATGGAACTATACGTGTTATAGGAGGAAATCATGACACAAGGCCGTGTTGTAGAGAAATAATGGATTTAGGGATAACTATGATGGGTTGTATGGAATATAAAGGATTTATATGTACACATATTCCTGTTCATCCATTAGAATTAAGATTTTATAGAGGCAATATTCATGGTCATGTTCATAAAAACGGAAGACATGAAGATGAAGAAGCATATAATATTAAAAATAAATATTTTAATGTTTGTTGTGAATTCATAAATTATACACCTATATTATTTGACGATATAGTAAAACAATTTCAAAACATAAAATAAAATGGATCATATAACATATCATAAAATCAACTCTCTATATAAAAGAGATGAAAAAGGAAAAATAATAACAGGAGATTTTAGCCTTCCTGAATTTGAATATCTCTTTGACAATAAATGGGAGGTGACAGAAAAAATTGATGGTACTAATATGTCTTATTACTGGGATGGTCATGATCTAGAAATTCACGGCAAAACAACGGCCGCACAAATTCCGTCTCATTTATTAGGTAAAATGAAAAGTCTAATAACAAAAGAAATGATGAATGAAATTTTCCCAAAAGGATATGATTCTGAAGGAAATGAAATGCCATTTCAAGTTATTATTTATGGAGAAGGATATGGAATGAAAATACAAAAAGGAGGAAATTATATAAAAAATGATGTTTCATTCCGTGTATTTGATATTAATATAAACGGATATTGGTTAGATAGAGATTCTGTAGAAGATATCTGTTCTAAATTAAATTTGGAATTAGCTCCATTACTCGGCATAATGACTCTTAAAGAGGCTGAAGATCTAGTAAAAAACACATTTAAATCTACTATAGCAGAAAACAAGGATTATCAAGCCGAAGGAGTTGTTTGTAAGCCGATAGTGCCATTATATTCTAAAAACGGTAAAAGAATAATCGTTAAAATAAAGAGTGTAGATTATATATAAAATGGATAAATTACAAGAATACATTCTTTGCGCAGCTATATGGTTTGATGATGGTAAAAAATATCCCTTACAACCATTTAATATAGACACAGGGCTTGTGTTATGTGGATGGAGACATGGATGCATATATCCACAAATAGGAGGTTTAGTAACAGAACGCCACAAATTAGGAATATATGAAAAAGAACAAGGATTTTTGACGTCAAAAAATAGATTTGTAGATAGATACGAAGCTATGGAAATAGCTAAAAAACAAAATCAAATATCATCTACATATAGTAAAACATTGTTTAGTGAAGATCTTTACTAATACTTAGTGGCCATGTAGCTCAAAGGCTAGAGCAATTGACTGTTAATCAATAGGTTGGGATATCATAATTCCCCATGGCCGCTAATTAGTCTTATAGTGTAATGGTAACACATCAGATTTTGGTTCTGAAATTTTAGGTTCGAATCCTAATAAGACTACTAAAAAATAAAATTATGAATAATTTAAAAATAGGAAATTATTTTATTTTAAAACATCCAGATTTAGCATATAATAATAAACGCGAAGACGATGATTTATGTGAAGAATATGTTAGGATTTATGACGATTTAAAAAATAAAAAATATAGAATAAAATATATAGAAGAAGATGCTGTAATAACTGAAATAAAAATTACTCATTATAAATTTTTCTTTAATGAAATTGAAATAATAAAACCAAAATTTATTAATAAAATAAAAATATTATGAAAGAATTATCAGAATACGAAGATAAATGGTATTGGGAAGACCCATATTGGGAAGATAAATCAATAGAGTATTAAAATCATGAAATTAACAAACAGTGAATATATAGCTTTTCGTAAGCAAGTTAAAGAAACGCTGCAAGAATTTCCTATGCTAAGAAAGGGACAAGTAATGTTTAATGTTTTATATGAAATAAGACAAGATATAGCAGAAGAAGTGAGATCTACTGATCTAGATCCATTTTATGATGACAATAAAATTCCACAATTTATAAAATACATTAGTGAATGAATGAAGAGGAAGAAAGGCCTAAGATTCTTTATGATGGAGACATAAAAGGAAGAGTTAAAATTAAAGTAAATGATTTTACTTTTCTTTTTTGCCGACCTGATAGAGAAGAAAAAGCTAAAAAGAAGTATGCAAAATACTTCAAAAAGAAATTTATTAAGTATTAATTAACATGCCAGCAAAAGTAACAGCAGAAGACAGAAAGAAGCACGCCACATTATCGGGTGGTAGATTCCCAATTAAAAATGCATCTCAAGCAAGATCAGCATTAAAATTGAGAGGTCATACTAAAAATGCAGCTGAAAGACGTAAAGTCGTTAATAGAGCAGCTAAGTTTTTACCTGGAGCAGCGGCTAAGGCTAGAAAAGCTGATTCTGGAAAGAAAAAGAAATAATGAAAGAAATAAATGAATGAACTAGAATTACAATCTAGAATTAATGAAATACACACATTAATAGATGGATTAGAAAAGAATTCATTTGAAGTTTCTAATAAGCCATTTGGAGATAAACCAGTAAATATTAATTTCTTATTTTCATTTATTGGGATAGACAAAGATAAAGTTATTAATGGTTTATTTGACGAAGCTAAGAAGTTAAAAAATTTATTAAATGCCAAAAACAAACGACATTGTACAGGATGTGTACTCTCTAATAGATGAAGACAGATTTGAAGAAGCTGAAGAACAACTAGAATACATGACTACTAGTGAGTTAACATCTTTGTTTAGCTATTTAACAACTGTATGTCCTGATAATAGACTTATGAAAGTTGTTGAAGAAGAGGTTAACGCAAGAACAATCTCTATGATGCCTGATGAATATAATCCAGGTGACGAATATCAATTTTTTGAATAAATGAAAAAATGTGTAAAGATTATTTTAGTGATTTTATTCTGCATGTTTTCTTTAAATGTATCTAATACAAATATTGAAAATATAGAAGTTAATTATACTACAGAATTTAATTACGAAGAATATATTGATACATATATAGATTCATTAGATTTAAAATACGATCATCAAAGAGAGTTTTTTAAAAAATTCCTTCCTGTTATTTATCAGGAAAGCTACAAACCTAGTATAGCTACTGCTCAATCAATTTTAGAATCAAATTGGGGAAGATGTTCATTATCTAAACACAATAATTTATTTGGCGTAAAAGGTAATGACGTTTATTATTCAACACAAGAATGTGCTGACGGAACTTTTTATAAGACAAAATTAGGATTTAGAGAATTTGATTCTATACACCAACAAATTGAATACCATAATGAAAAATGGGCAAAAGAAATGCAAAATATGACCGTGGATGAATGTATTGATTATTTATCTAAAAAGAATTATGCAACAGACCCTAATTATGGTAAAAAAATAAAGCATATTATAAAACAATATAAACTAGAAGAATTAAATGAAAATATTACTACTAGGAAATAGTGGCTCTGGAAAAGATTTCGCTGCAAAACTTTTTGAATTAAGTGCAAGAATATATAGTGTAAGAAATAATTATGGATACAGTAGATATTCTGCTAAAGAATATATCAAACATGTTATTGAAACTTTAGAAAATCAAGAAGATGTTGGAGTATTTACAAAAGAAAGATTTGCACAACCAGTAAAAGATTTTATACATCAAACATTTAAAATACCGTATAGAATATTAAATTCTTCTGCTAAAGACAGTTATAAGATTACAATAAAAGGAGAGGAAACTACTTTGCGTAAACTAATAATTAAAATTAGTGAAGAGTTTAAAAATATTTTTGGTGAAAACATTTGGGTAGACACTCTTCTAAAATACACTGATAAAAAAAAAGATTGGCGTATTATTGTAGATGGTAGATTTCCAAATGAATTCGCCGAAGCCAAAAAACAAGGTTTTATAACTATTAAAATAGAAAGTCAAAAAGAAAATAAAACTGATTTTGGCTTAAATAAAGTAAGCGAAATACCAGAGTATAAGATTGATTATATTCTGGATAACAATGAATCTCAATTATCTCTATTTAAGAAAATATATAGAATCTATGAGTCAGAAATTAAAAAAGAGAATGGTAACGCTTAAAACGTTATCATTACCTAATCAATTTTTCATTTTAGTTAAAGATTATATTTCTAGTCAAGAAATAATTTTTGATCATAATAAAAGAAAAGAATTCGAGTATTTTCTTAAAGAGATAAAGTACGTTGCTGGATTTGAAATAAGACAAGATTTAAATCTAATAGCAATGTGGTTGGCTGGAGGAATACCTCAGTCAATGTATCAATATAAAATGAATCTAGAAAATGGAGGCAAATCTACATATCCTAGAAAATATGATTTCTTTGCAATAGATATAAAATATCTGCACAGATTTCATAAGAGAAACTTAGCATTAAGATATGCTGGAGCTAACATAAATGTTCCTCAATTATACCAACAAATTCCAAAATCTTTTGATGATAAGTTCATTCAAGATTCTCTTCATTCATGCATGATAGACGTAAATGTCATTCATAATATTTTGGAATATAGTATTGGAATGATTAAAGCTAGAAGAGATATGTCTAAAGATTTTAAGATGTATCTACTAGACAATTCAGCAAGTAGAGTTGCAGATAAAGTTTTAAAAGCAGAATATATATATAAATCAGCATCTAGTATAGATACTAAATTATTTCATCCAATATCTAAATCAGAAGATAATGATTTAAAAAAGTCGATTAAGATAAAGGACTTAATAGACCCTCGTATTTATTTTGATAAATATGATTTAAATAACTTTTTTGAAGATATTAAGGAGAATACGTTAGCTGACAAATATGAATATTCTATAAAAATAGGAGATACAGCATATAGATTTAAATCAGGTGGATTGCATTCTATAGATAAACCACAAATATTTGAATCTGATGCAGAAAATGTCTATATAAATATAGATGCTTCTTCTTTTTATGCGACGTTATTAACTGAGTTAAATATTACTCCAGCTAATCTAAATAGCGAGATTTTTCAAAATGCAATAAAAAAACTTTTAGATTCTAGAATTAAAAACATCAATGATGAAGAGAAGTCTAAATTATATAAAGATGTTTTAACTTCTATAATTGGAAAATTCATTTCTACTAACTCTTGGTTGTATGACCCTAAATCATATTATAAAATAACGATCAATGGACAACTAATTATGTTGATGCTAATATCGTTATTAGAAGAAAATGGTTTAAAAGTAGTATATTGTAACACTGATGAATTAGTGGTTAAAACGCCACGTAACAGAGTTTCTTTCTTTATTGATCTAATAGATGCATTTCGTAAAAATAATACGAATATAAGGTTTAAAACAGAGTTCTGCGTTAAATTCATAGTTAAGGAATCAACGAATACATTGAGACTTTTCTATGGAGGTAAAGTAAAAAGAACAGGAACTTTTGATTATTCTTTATGGGTTACAAAAAAACTAAATGCGCCTATTGTCTCTAAGGCATTAGAACAAATACTGCTTTATGGAGTTGATATAGATGAGTTTTTTGAAAACAACAAAAAAGTATATGATTATTGTTATAGCGTTAACATAAACAAAGGACAAATATTAAAAGTATCTGGTGTATATGATGGCAAAATATTAGTGAATACATTAAAAAATGATTTTGTAAGATATTACATAACTAATAAAGGTGGTTATTCGCTAATACTAGATGACGCCGGAAAAGAAACTGTCATATCTAAAAATAAGATAAAGATAGCAAACAATATTTACTCCTCATATGCTAACGACATTGACGTTAATTATTACAAAAAAGAAGTGAACAAGATTCTAGAGTTATTTAAAGTTAAACAATTAGAATTATTTTAATGGAAATAGTACCATAATGGAGCTTACGGAACGAGAGATTGATTTTCTTGAGTTCTTAAAAAAAGGAAATAAAATTCGTCTTATAGAGATGAATAATAATGGAATCGTCAGAATATTATCTGATTCTATCGAAGTAGTTGGATTTGACCACCAAAAATTCAAAAGCAATGATAAATTAGATAAATGTTTTGACGATTTCTATTTTACATATCCTCGTATGGTAGAGGGTAGAGTTTTAAGAACTTCAGCAAAAAATACTTCATTTTATAGAAAGATGAAGGCTAAATTTAAACAAAAAATACCAGCTGAAGATTATGAAAAGGTTGTAATAGGACTTAAAAAAGAATTAGAAATCAAAGAAAAAGAAAACAACCTAAGATTCCTACAAGGAATGGAAACATATATTAACCAATGCACATATGAAAAATATCTAAATTTAGAAGAGTCTGAAACGACTAATAATTCCTCTTCAGCAGGTTTTTATATAGAAACTACAGAAACAGGAATTGAGTTATAAATTTTATAGAAGTGCTTTAAATAAGGTTTTTGATGGTCTAGTAGGAAAGAACAAAGGCGTTCCAACCTCATCAAGAATGCTTAATAAATGGATTACTAACATACAAAAAGAAAGAATATATATAATATCTGGATCATCAGGCTCTGGAAAGACATCTTTTGCCAATGAATTATATGTATTTTCTATGTTCGATGAATATATCAAACATGGAAAAATAAAACCAGAAATTATATATTTTTCTTTTGAAATGACTAAAGAGAATCTAATAGGTAAATTGATTTGTAGATGGTTATATAGTAATTACAATATCGTAATATCACCAAATCAATTATTTTCTTATGGAGACAATAAATGTCCTCAAAAAATCATCGACATTGTAAAACAAGAAGGCTGTCAAGAGTATATCTCTAAATTTGAAGAGGTAACGAAAGTCTATGATATTTCAATGGGAGTCGATGAGATAGTAAGTGTATTAGATGGAATAGGTAAAAAGAATGGAGAAAGAAAAGAAAAAGACAACGGATTTAAAACTTATGTGGAATATGAAGAAAACAAACATGTTCTTGTAGTTATAGATCATGCTGCTTTGGTAAAATTATCTCCTGGTAAAAGCAAAAAATCTACTATAGATGATTTGACTCCTCACTTAATAAGAGTTAGAAAACAATATAAATTTTCTATTGTAGTACTCCAGCAGCTTAACAGAAATATTTCGTCTACCGACAGATTAAAACTCGATCAAATGCTTCCAAATGACGCTGACTTAAAAGAAACGTCAGATCTATATGATGCATGTGATGTATGTTTAGGAATATTTAATCCATTTAAATACAGGATTCCTAGAACTTTTGGATATGATATTTGCACAGATGATTTATCAAAAAGAAAGTTCTATTTAGAAGATAGATTCAGAATAATGAATATTATGAAGAATCGTCATGGCGATAATAATAAAATTATGCCAGTTGGGTTTATAGGAGAAAACGGTATGATACTAGACTTACCAGCTCCAGATAAACTGGATATATTTGCGTTTAATGATATGATAGAAAAAAAGCTAGTATAGCGAATGAATGAAGATTATATGAGTCTTTTTAGTTCTCCGCCAATGGAGAGCTTAATGGAAATGGTTTATTTATATGGAGCCCCTAAAATTGGCAAATCCACATATTTCTCTCAAATGCCTGAAACTTTAATTATAGGTACAGAAAGAGGATATAAATTCTTAAATCCAAAGAATTATGTAGAATGTGTAGGATATAAAGCTCCACGAGGTGTTGATGGTAAATTTCTAAAAGATGACGAAAGCGTTGAACGAAGAAACGCTAAAGAATTCTATATGGATGAAATTTTTACCAACCTCGACTATGTTAAGAAAAAAACTGGTAAAAAACCATTTAAATATATTGTTGTAGATACAATATCTACGTTTGTAAATAATATATTGGCTAAAGAAATTCTTAATGATTACAATGAAGGATTAGAAAAAGGTAAGCAACAACAAAAAGCTGCTAATATCCCATTTGGTAAATATCATGAAATAGCCGGAGAATATATTATTGAAATGAAAGACACACTAAGTAAATATTGTGATACAATTATCTTAGTAGGCCATGTTAAAATTAAACAAGCTCTTCTCGAAAACTCAGGAGAAAGCGTTGTATCGTCTGAAATAGACTTAGGAACTAGAGTGAAATCTATTGTTACCACTGAGTCAGATGCTAATGGTAGATTCTTTAAGGATCTAGATGGGAATCTTTGTATATCTACTATATACGAAGGAGCAGATGCTTTAGGGTGCAGAAATCCTAAGGTGGCAGGACGCATCTTTAAAGTATGTATTCCTAGTAAAACAAATGAAGAAGGAGTACCAGTTGAATTTAATACTAATTACGAATTTTTTGAATAATATAAAATAATGAAGATTAATAAACCAGCAACGACGAGCGAAAATAATGAAGGTGGATTTGATACATACACTGGTTTAACAAGAGCAAAAATAGTAGCAGTAAATCCTAGTTTGAAAGAATTAGAAAAACTAGGTGTAACCATACAACAAGAGCCAGAATATAGAAAAGCTATCAATGGAGAAAATAAATATATTGTTACATTTTGGCTTCAAAGTTTAGATAATGACAAACTATTTAAACTAGAATTTCCTATTGATAAAAGTATTGTTAAAAATAGAGACAATACAAAAACAAAAATGATAGACAAATTTGGACGTACATGTTGGACAACAAATGTTCAAACAATGTCTGATGTTAACCGAGATTATTTTGATGTTGAATCAGGACGTCCTTGTCGTACAATGGAAGAAGAGATTAATAATTTCATTAGAAATTATAATGGTCTAAAAACCAAAGAAGAAGGTCTTGTTAATTTAGAAAATATATTCCAAAATCCAAAACTTGTAGTTAAAGATTTGCAGGATAGTGAAACAGGATTGTATTCTTGGGATATTAATAATATATGGTTGTTTGCTACTGCTTCTATAGTTGTAAAAGATGGTAAAAGAAGATTTTATCAAAGAGTCTTGATGAAGTTCTATAATGGATCAATTCCTTATAAGAATGTTCTGGGATGGTTTACTAACTTTATAGAAAAACAAGGAACATATATTAAAGATTATTATGAGATTGGTCAAATAAAAGCTATCGATAAAAGTCAGTTTGGACCAGTAGAAGGAGCGACTATACCATCTGAACCAAAAGTTGAAACTAATATGAATATTAATTCAGCTAGTGAAGATGATTCCGATCTTCCTTTTTAATATTTTAAAGTTTTTTTAGTGTAAGTTTAATAATAGGCCTCTATCTTTAATTAGATAGGGGCTTATTTATTTTTTTATTATGAAGGTAGATTTTAAAATATCTAAGAAAGATATTCTTGATAAAATAAGACCAGAAGAAATATTTTCTGCTTTTATTGATAATCCCAGACCTAGTAAAGTATATAAAGTTCCATGGAGAACTGATGAGAAAGAATCTCTAACGTTTTTTTATTCACCTAGTAATGAATTAATGTTTTATGATCAAGCTTATAAGGAAGGTGGAGATTGTATTACATTTTATTCTAAAATATTTAACGTCGATAGAAAACAGGCATTAATAGAAATTTATAATAATTTTAAACTTAGAGATATAAAGAAAATAGATTATAGTAAAATAGTAAAAGAATATAAACCAAAAAGTATCGAAAGTAAATTGTCGTGGAAATATTCTTCTACTGATTCAAAGAAATATGAAGATGCTATAAACTATTTTAAATCATTTGGAATATCAAAAGAAACATTAGATTTCTTCGGCGTTAAACCAATTGATTTTTATTGTATAGACGATGTAATGATTCGTCCAGAAAACTTTTCAGTTGTTTATGAATATGAGGATAACAAATGTAAAATATATACACCATTATCTTCTAATAAAAAATATAAGTTTTTAGATGGGATTAAAGGAGAATATTATCAAGGGTATAATAAACTACCTGAAAATGGGAATATAGTTTTTATCACATCATCTTATAAAGATGTTATGGTTTTATATGAACTAGAATTCCCGGCCATCGCACCGAAGTCTGAAGTTATAAAAATAGATGATCAAATAATAAACGAATTAAAAACAAGATTCGAAAATGTTATTCTATTTTATGACAATGATGATGCTGGATTAAAAGCAGCTGAAAAATTAAAAAACAAATATAATATTAACTATATAGTTACCGATAAAGAAAAAGATCCATCTGATTTTTCAAGAAAATATTCTAAAGAAAAATTATATGAATATATAATATCTGAGTTAAGTAACTATAATATTTAAAATAATGAAAGATTTAATCAGAATAAGACAACAAATCATATCACCAATTATTGTATTAAATGGAAATTCTTTAGAAGAATTATTAGATAATGGAACATGTATTATAAATACGTTATACGGAAGATACATTTCTCCAAGAACTAATTCCTCTAAGATGGATATCCTTAAAATGTTTATAGAAATACCCACGCAATGTTTAAACATAGATATTGGAAAATACAAAGGCAGATTATTTTATTTTTCACAAATCTATCGTTATGATATTGAAAGATTTTTAGAAAACGATCCAGAACTTCGTGTAAGGTATAATAATGCTCACGCAAGACACATGACATCGGGATCGTTAAAAGCACAAAAAGAGATAAATCTTATATATAATATAGCTGCTTTTAAACTAACTATAAGAAACTTTTTATTAAGTCAAGCTCATGCTGTAACTAATATATCTAAATATAAACAAAACATTAATTTATCATATAGTGATTTATATATAACAAAAAATAGTTTTAATAATAAAGAATCATATAAAAACGCATTTAATTCTAGTACGATATACGATGTTAATATAAAAAATGTTAATATAAAGAAAATAGATAAATTAATAAAAAAATTAAATAGACTAAATTATTTAAAAAATGAATAATATTGCATACGTTTTGGTTTATGGGTCTCTTAGAGAAAGAATGGGAAATCATAGACTAATTGTAAGAGTTGGTAAAAATCTAATAAAAAATGATATTATAATTCCTGGATATAACATGAAAGATATGGGAGCATTTCCAGGTATTGTAAAAGGCAATAATAAAATCGTTTGTGAGCTTTATAAAACAACTGAAGAATGTATTGAAGGCCCATTTGATATGTTAGAAGGATATAATAAAGAAGATCCAAAAAGATCATTTTATCTTCGTAAATTAATTGATCTTCCTGATCCAGTAGAAGATAAAGGAGTAACTATTACAAAAGCTTACATATATGAGCTTAATCAAGAAGGCGCAGATGAAGGTAATAGATATTCTTCATTACATGACGTGCCAAAGGACGAGGATAATATTCAAGATTGGACCGAATATAAATTAAGCAAATGAAATTAAGAATAAAACTTAGATCTAAAAATGAAACAGCTGATCTATTGCGTAGTGCAATATCAACTTTAAGAACTAAAATTCCAGTTGTTCTTAGATTATATTCAAACACACCAATAGAGGCCATTTTAAGCCCATCTCAGCTATCAAAACCATTTATTGAATGGAATACATTAGAATCTATTAAAAATAGCGCTAATAAGCTTAAAACAAAGAAATTAATGGTAGATAACGATATTCCAACAGCTGAATATTGGGAAGTCGATAATTTTATTGAAAATAAAGAACAGATCTTTGAAGAGCATAAAAATATTATCGCTAAAAAGATTAATGGGTCTAAAGGTATTGGAATGAAGTTATTTCATTCTATTGAAGAATATAATGAATGGGTTTCAAATGAAGGACCTAATTTAAAAGAATATTTCTTTGAGAGATATTACAATTATAATAGAGAATATCGTATTCATTTATTTAATGGAGAAATGATTTATACCAATAGAAAAATGCTTAAAGAAGATGCTGAAGAAAGATGGTATCGAAATGATAGCAATTCTGTTTGGTATATAGAAACAAATCCTCTATTTGACAAACCTGTTAACTTCGATAAAATAGTTGAAGATTGTAAAAAACTTCAAAAATTAACAGGATTAAACTTTTCTTCTTTTGATATTAGAATTCAATCTAGTAAACACGAAGATCCTAAGTATATTATTCTTGAAACAAATAGCGGTTCTTCAATGGGCGAAGGAACTGCTCAGGCATATAAGAATGCCATTGAAAAATATTTAATCGATAATAATCTTTTATCATAATGTCAAAAAGAATTATAACCAATTGTATGGTGGGAGCCGACCCTGAATTTTTTTGTCAGCATGAAAAATATGGTATTGTCTCTGTCGTTGATAAGATAGGTGGTAAAAAAGATGCGCCATTAAAATTAGGAGATAAACCCGGATTTTATGTACAAGAAGATAATATTGCATGTGAATTTAATATTCCACCAACTCCATTGATTTCTGAAAATGATGATGAATTTCCAAATGAAATGTTTGTGCAGAATATTAGACATGCAATACAACAGATATATGAAAATCATCTAAAGAAATATGATTTAAAACCGATTTTTCAATCTGGTGCTATTATAGCAGAAAATCAACTGCAGACAGAACAAGCTCAAACTTTTGGATGTGATCCTGATTATAATGCGTGGACTAAAAAACAAAATCCAAAACCTAAATCTAAAAATATAAATCTAAGATCAACAGCTTTACATTTTCATTTATCTTATGATAATCCAGATGAAGAAACAAACTGTGAATTAGCTAAAATATTTGACAATACAGCTGGATTGTTTTCTGTTCTTCTAGATAATGATACTCAAAGAAGAGTATTGTATGGGAAAGCAGGATCTATAAGACACAAAAAATATGGTGTTGAATTTAGGATTTTAGGCGGAAATTTCTTATCTGCAAATTATATAAATCAAGCTTTTGTTCTTCTTAACATGGCTGTTATTCTTTTTAATAAAGGATACAGATGTAATTATAGATTAGTGCAAGAAGCTATCAATAGCAATAACAGTGATTTAGCAAGAGAATTACTGATATTACTTTTAGGAGAAAATAAATTTAATGAATTTATGTCTCTATTTGAAGAAATTAGTTTTAACGAAGAAAGTTATATAATCGAAACAAATAATAAATAATGATAAATTACTATCTATTAGACGGAAATTTCATAAATACACTGAATTCTTTTTGTTCAGATAATGTATTTAGATATTTGTCGGAAAGACCAAATTTAACTAAATCAAATGTATTGTGTATTAAATCTAAAGACGCAATACCTAGCGACTTTCTAAAAAAAGAAAATTTAGAAATTATTTTGGATCTGTTAAATAGTCTTTATCCGTCACAATATCATATTTCCGTAGTATCAAACTACAGAAGAGGAAACCAATATAAAATACAAAAAAGCAGTTATGGTAACAAAATTACTTTAGAAGAATTTCTTAAAAGTAATTATAAAGGCTGCATACCATTAGATAAAAACATATTACTTCCATTCGGAGATAGGTCTATTATTGTAAAAGGAGGATCTAAACACGGATCTGTATCAACACTAGATCCTGGAGCTGATAGTTTATCAGGAACGGCTACATTTAGTAATCTAAAAATGCTTGTTTTGCCATTTTCTTATAATATTATAAGAGATGAGAAAAAAACAACTATTTTTGAAAATGAAATAACATTTAAAATAGATTATTTAACAGTGGCAAAGAATTATAATTGTCACGCATGTTGGCAATTGTTTAATTCTATTTTGCGAATGATAGATAATCCTTTTGAACAAGGAATTTTAAGAACATATATAAATTTACGTAAAAACCAAAAATATAAAGATCAAGATAAATTCTTTTTGTTTGGATTTGCATGCGCTTTTCCTGATCATGATAAATCCATGTTAGAGTCTTATGCTAAAGATTACTTTTCTCCAAAAAGGGGAACGTATGGACATCTAACTAATGGTTTTTATGATAAAGATGGAATGCATCATTTTTATTATTCAAAAAACAACAAGAAAATTTTACCGATATTTAAAACGAAAATAGATATTGACGAAAAATATCGTAAGTCAGGACAAAAAAACAGATTTATTTATGATGAATCATATGTTTCAGAAGATCATACTAGCAATGAGATTTATACAGAAAGAAGCACTGGAACATATATAAATTTATTTAACAAGAATTATACAGGCGTATTAAGTGAGTTTAATATTGTAGATTATGAATTTGTAGAAAAGGAAATATCAAATATTAATGATCTTTACAAAGAAGTAGATAAATTTATCTTAAAAGCAAATATATTTCTTGGAAAAGTTAAACCATCTGGTATTATTGTCGAATGTATTAAAGATCTGAGAGAACTAGGATTCTTCAAGGGGAATAAGTATTTCAAATCAACAGAAGACGATAGCTATTATAATGAATTTAACTTTATAGAACAAGTGGAAGACGAATCAATATTTAAAAAAACAACCAAATAAATGTGTGGAATTTTCGGATGGCATGGAAATAACCTACGTACATACAATCCTTATAAAATAGCAATTTTAGGGCTGCTAAACGATTCAAGAGGAGGCGATGGATGTGGATTGTCTGTAAATGGCCAAATACAAAAAAGCGCTGGTAAAATAGAAAAATTCAGCGAATTCCTAAGTGAAGAAATATATAATTTCTTGTTGTCTAATAAAGAAAATACAGTATTAGGACATGCAAGAAAAACGAGTGTTGGATTAAGTAATTTACAAAACACTCATCCATTTGGGCATGGAGAATATAAAGATGGACATGAAGTCATACTAACTCATAATGGAACAATCCATAATTATACTGATCTAGCGCAAAAATATGAAATTGATATAGAAGGCGGAACGGATAGTTATATGCTATCTAAATTCTTACATGAAGATTTTGATAAATTTCTGAAGGTTCTTTCTGAATATAATGGAGCAGCTGCAATAGCTGCTTATGATAGAGTTAAAAATGTTTTTATTGTATTCAAAGGAGAATCTAAAAAATGGGAATCAGCGCAAACTACAGAAGAAGAAAGACCTTTGCATTTAGCATATGTAAATAAGTCTAATTTCTACTATTCATCAGAAGAAAAACATCTGATTGCAGCTGGATTTCCTAAAGAAAAAATTATAAATCTTAAAACAAATACAGTTTTTGTATTTCAAAATGGCAATTTAATATCTAAATATGAAGTAGATAGAAGTAAGGTTATACAAAATAAAGTATATAAATTTAGTATTGCTATAGTACCTAAAAATAATTATGGACAATCATTTATTGGACTCACAAACAATAAAGGAGTCTATAGTCAAGAGGATTATGATGATTGTTATTATGAAGCATATGGATCTTATTATGGCCAACATCAATCTTATGTAGAAAAGAATAAAGAAAATCAATGGGATAAATATAGAAGTAAGTCAAAAGAAAATTTGCCTACTTCTAAAACTGTTGATAATATGATATCTTCATATAAAAAAATAGAAGAAGGAAAACAAATTTATTTTCATAAAAACAGATATTATATAGTTGGCGGATTAATTGCAAATGGATATTGCTATTTAGATAATTCAGGCAAAGTATTGCCATATTCTATTTATAGAGATCCAAATACATTTAAATTTATTTATTTCAAAGATGGTATTCCATTTACAAGATATGCCAATGATATTGATTTAACTGTATTAAGAAAAAACTCTAAAATATTAGCATATCCAACATTTGTTTCTAAAAAAAGGACTACTTACATTGTTAATCCTGGAAAGGGAAGCTTAGAAGTGTCTCTTAGTAGAAAAGAAGGGCTTATTCCTCTTTTTGATAGAGATAAATTTGGCAATTTGATTGGATTCTTAGAAAAACCAATTATAATAAAGCAAGCAAAAACAGTCAACAAACTTGATTTATATGCTATTTACGATTCTTATATTCTAAGCAAGGACAAATTTGATATTGCTTTTGAAAAAGAAATATCGAAAACAAGACCAGCAGAAGCAATTGAAGCCTTTAACATAATTCGTTCTTTAGAAGATGAAAATTTAAAGACAACTATGGAAGAAGGAGATATGGATTTAGATGAAATAAAAAACATACTTGGAGATGACTTTAACATTATTTAACAAACCAATAAAAGAAGACAAAAAATACAGACGAATTCAAGGAGAACTATATGAAGAAAATAGAAGTGTTTTTTTCATTGAAGGAAAATGGAGGAGAATCATAGCTCCAGGTATTTATATAGACATGTACAATAAGGTATCTAAAATGCCAGATGATGTTCCATTGATTAAATGTCTTATTGGTAGAGATAAAAACAATAATTTAATCTTTACTAAAATGGATAGTAGATGCTATAATAAAATTATGGTATTAGTAAATAATAATGGGCTATTTGAATATTATTGTGCATGGCCAGGTCTATGTTTGGAAAACATGGATTTAAAATTTAATAATACTAAGAATTTTTATTATGAATCATCTATTTCAAAATTAGAATTAGATAAATTTTCTAGATCTTTTAAATATGAATCTCCATTCATATATAATTCATATGAACTTATAGATTTATATAAAAAAGTTAAAGAAAATGTATTTAAAGACGATGAGAAAGTTACGATTAATCCTATGATAGAGGAATATCTTAAGGATGTAACTTTCGGAATTGAATTTGAAACATCTAAAATAAAATTTATTCCTAATCATATTCTTATGAAATATGGAATGATTCCATTAAGAGATGGTAGTATTAGAGGCTATGAATATACTACAATTCCATTGACTGGAACAGAAGGAATTCAAGATCTTTATTACATCTGCAAAGCACTAAAAGAGAATTGTGAATATGACAAATCATGTTCAGTTCATATTCATATGTCAATAAAGGGAATGCCTAAAAAAGACATTAAATTTATTGAAAGAATTCTTAATTTAGGATTTCAAATTCAAAATGAAATATATGAAATAGTTCCAGAATATAAATATTGTAATTATAATCACGAAAAAGAAAAGAATTACACAAAGCCAATTCCTGCTCTTTCTTTAGAATCTTTATATGTTACAGAAACGAAATATGAAGAAACAAATAAGGTTGAAGTTGAAAAGAAGAATATTCCACAAACATCTATTGCTAGTTTTCTGATTGGCGTAAATGATGATAATATTTTGATTAAAGGAGTACATCCAAGTAATCCTGATAATCAACATAAATGGAATATAAAAGAAAGATATTTTTGGCTTAATACAATTCCTTATTTCTTCAATAATGGTACTATTGAGAATCGAATGATGGAAGCTACATTTGATTTTCAAACTATTCTTGATTGGATTCTATTAACAGCATCGTTGATTAAGTTTGCTATGGATGAAAACAACAAGGATAAAATAGTAGATATGCTCGATGTAGCTGAGTACACAAAAAACAAAGAAGTGATCAAAAGAATTGCAATATTGCTAAAGAAATAATATTCATAACCAAGGGGATGAGACAGTATTCTTGTCCCCTTTTTTAATAATAAATAAATAATATGATTAGATATGGTTAATACAATTGGTGTAATTGATGAAATGTCGTTTATACCAGGAAATGTTCCGTCATTAAAAAATAGTAAAGTTAAAACAAGTAAGGGGATATTTCCTTCTAAAACCGTTTCTAAATATCTTAAATCCTTTGGGATAAGTTCTTATTCTTCAGAAAAGAAAACTGTATCTATTAAAAAAACCTTTAAAGGAAATAGGTTTATAGATTATTTTAAAGAAGAAGAATTAAATAGAATCAATCAATTGAGACAAGAAAATATTCCCATATGTATTGGATTTCATTTTATTAGAGACAGTAAAAGAAGGTTTGATTTTGGAAATGCGTGTCAAATTATATGCGATTTAATGACGGCATATGATATTATAGAAGATGACAATATGAATTGTTTAATCCCATTTCCAATAATGGTAAATGACAGATGGTTTTCTTATGATAAAGAAAATCCAGGAGTTTTAATTAAAGTAATTAATGAATAATGAAATATAGATATTTAAATAGAATATCTTATTCAGCATTATCTTCATTTTCTAAAAAAGGCATTAATGCGTTTCTTCCTGAAAAAGAAGACTCATATGTGCCTTGGTTTGCAGTAGGGGGATTAGTAGACTCTTTACTGACAGGTGATCAAGAAAAAATAATAGAAAATACAGTGGTCATTAAAAGCCCTATTTCTCAACCACAAATAAAAGTTTGTGATTATTTAATTGAAAATAATCTAGAATTAACAAATGAAAATATAATTTTAGCAGCAAGAGCAATTCCTGTTTATAACAATATAAAAGATGAAGAAAAATTATTAGCAAGATTTCAAGATCCATTTCCTTTATATTATAAATGTATAAAAGATAATAAAAAGGTTATATTTAAATCTGATCTTATACTTGCTAGACAAATTGCTGGAGAGATAAGTAGTAATAGATATTATCAACAACTAATACATAATTGTAAAAGAGCGTATCAAGTTAGAATTGAATGGGAATTTGAAGGTGAAGAAATGTTATCAATATTAGACTGTTTATTTATTGACGACACAAATAAACACATATATATTGTAGATATAAAGACTGGTTCTAGAAGGCCAGAAATGTTTATAGAACAGTTCTCAACATTCGAATACGATATTCAAGCTTCTTTTTATTTAACAGCAATAGAATATTTACAATCAATTGGTAAATTGCCAAGTGATTATACATTATCTTTTCATTTTATTTATGCACCAACATTAGGAGAAATTAAATCTGTATTTGTTGATGTGTCAGAAAGACGATTAAAAGCTTGTAAAGATAAGTGGGTTAATTTGTTTCATAATTTTGTTGAAGCACGAAATAAAGTTCGACAAAATGGAATAGATATGATTGATTTAGAGAAATCTAATTATAGGATAATGATAGAATGATAGTGGTGAGCAGAGAGTTAAGAGAAGGAGAATTTGTAAATAAAAACAAATCTTTCACTTATCTTTATCCTCTACTCAACATAAAAGATAGATTACCGCTAAATACATATTTATTCCTAAATAACGACGACACTATTCGTTATGAATTATATTGTTTGTTCAAATATAGTAAACTAAATGAGGAATTAAAGAAAAACAAGAATTATTTAAGAACCATTAATTTAGGTGATTATGATATTTTTGTTTTTTCTGTTGAAAGATTTATTCCAGAATATGAATATTTTATTATAGGAAAATATAGTAAATTCCGTCCTTTACATAAGGAAGTTATTTTATCTAGATTTTCCTTTTTAAGAAATAGCAATTCTTATAAGGCTAGAGATAAATTCAATACATTATTCGGAATATTATATAAAACAGATATATTTAGAAAAGAATTAGAACAGAAATATAATAGACAAATAAATGACGATGAAGAATTATCAGAACCTACAGTTTTAAAAAAAGAAACATTTAATTTTTATAATGAGAAAAGATAAGAAAGAAAAAATTATTTTTAAATATTTTAGTTCATATGTTCCTAAAAAAGCTAAAGAAGACGATGGAGCTTATGATCTAAGAGCAACCGGCCTAACGGTATTAACAACAAGCTCTGGAGATATACAATTAAAATACAGCCTTGGAATTAAAAGTGAATTCCCAGAAGGGTATGTAGCTCTTGTATTTCCAAGAAGTTCTATATTTAAAACACGATTACGACTAGCAAATTCTGTTGGATTTATAGATTCAGGATATAGGGGATATTGGGGCGCTGTTTTTGATTTTAAATGTAGTCTTTGGGAAAAGATTAAATACAAAATTTTATATGGAGAAAAATGGGCTAAAAGATTAGTTGGTGATTCTTTGAGTAAAGAAGAAATATATCATCCCGGAAAGCTTGAAAGATGTTGCCAATTTTGCTTGGTAAAACTAACTGATTTTGATATTGAAATAACTAAAGATTTATCTTCTTCAGAAAGAGGGGAAGGAGGATTTGGAAGCACTGGAAAATAATGACTAGAGAACAAGCGTTTAAAAAAGCCTTAGAATACTATAAAGGCAATGAATTACCGGCTAATGTATTTATTGATAAGTATGCTCATCATGATGCTAGTGGAAGATATTTTGAATCCACTCCAAATGAAACGCTTATGAGAGCAGCTAAAGAATTTGCTAGAATAGAACAAACTTATAAATCAAAAGATAAAAAATATAATCTTAGTGATGAAAATGTAGTATTTTCATTCTTCAAAGATTTTAAATATATAATACCACAAGGAAGTGTTTTAGCTGGTATAGGACTAAAAGATTACACAACACTTTCTAATTGTTTTGTTTTAAAATCTCCTTATGATAGTATAGGAGGAATCGTATATTCAGATGCTGAATTAGCAAATGTATATAAACGAAGAGGCGGAGCTGGATTAGATATTTCTAATTTAAGACCTAAAGACACAGAAGTACATAATGCTTCTAAAACGACTACAGGAGCTGTCTCTTTTATGGAAAGGTATTCCAATACGACGAAAGAAATTGGGATGAACGGAAGAAGAGGTATGTAAAAGTGCTTTAGAACTGCGTGAACCCATAAATATGGGGTGTGAGTGAAAACTTGCTAACGGTGAATGCGTTAATTATTAATTAATGAGAATACCGTGCTAAGAGTTTGCATAATTAAATATTTTTTATTAATCTTGCATATAACACACAGCAAAGAAATAGAAAGGGATTATTATTTATTTATGCAAATTAAAGTGTAACGACTATCGAACGGAATCTTATTACAGTTAATAAGGTATAACCAAGTAGAGTACATTTAAGGTGAAATTCCTTATTTGGAAGCGCGCAGGCGAGAATGAACGTAGTCATTCTTTAAGAGATAGTCTAAATGTAATTAAAAATTACATTTGGCATTAATGCTAACTATCGACGTTAAACATCCTGATATATTTGATTTTGTAAATTCAAAAGTAGATCTTACAAAGATAAATGGAGCTAACATATCAGTTAAAGTAAATAATGAGTTTATTGATGCTGTAAAAAACAATCAAGATTTTTATTTAAGATACCCTGTAGATCTTGATATATCTAAATTTACAAAAGATTATATTGACGCCCCATACAATCAATTACATTACATAAAAGATCATGAAAATAACAATCGTATATGTTACATTAAAAAGATTAAAGCAAAAGAACTATGGGATAATATAGTTCATAATAATTGGTTGTCTGCAGAACCAGGTATTATATACTGGGATAATCAAAACAATTATTCCTTAAGTAATAAATACCCTGATTTTCAAAACGTTAGCTGCAATCCATGTTCGGAATTATGCATGTCCGCAAATGAAGCTTGCAGACTAATGGCTGTTAATCTATTTAATTTAGTAGATAATCCATTTACACCAGAAGCGCATATAAACAAACAAACATTATTTGATGTATTTTATGTTGCTACATATTTATGCGATGATCTTGTAGATCTTGATATTGAAAAAATAGATGCTATTATTTTTAAAGTTAAATCAGACGAACAACCAGATTATATTAAACAATCTGAAATAAAACTATGGGAAGATATTAGAAAAAAAGCAATAGCAGGAAGACGAATAGGTCTTGGATTTACAGCATTAGCAGATATGATTGCTGCACTAAATTTAAAATACGGATCTGAAGAGTCTAAAACAGCTATAGAAGAAGTGATGCATGTAGCCACTAAAGCTATGATTGCCGCTTCAACAAATATGGCTATAGAACGCGGTACTTTTCCTGTGTTTGATAGAAAATATGAGCATGGATTATATCATGAATTCTTGAAAAAAGACATGCCTAAAACATATGAAAATATGATTAGACATGGAAGAAGAAATATATCTCTTTCTACAGTTGCACCAGCTGGATCAATTAGTATTTTAGCTGAGACTTCTTCCGGTATAGAACCGGTATTTCAAATGTCATACAAAAGACGAAAGAAAATAACTGGATCAGACATACCAAAAACAGCAATTAAAGACGATTCTGGAGACTTTTATGAAGAGTTTGATGTAGTGCATCCAAAATTAAAAATGTGGTCTGAAATCGCAGAAGAAAGCGATTATACAAAGTCTCCATATTATGGATCATTAGCATCTGATGTTGACTATAAAGACAGGATTGAAATTCAATCTATAGTACAAAAATACATTACGCATTCTATTTCTTCAACAGTTAACTTGCCGAAAGAAGTTAAAGAAGATGTTATATCCAACATATATCTTTTAGCAGCAGAAAAAGGATTAAAGGGTGTAACAGTATATCGTGATGGATCTCGATCTGGGATTCTAGTTTCAGATACTAAAAAACAATCTAAATCATATAAGAGACCAAAGGAATTACCCTGTGAAGTTTTAAGATTTAATAATGATGATGAAAATTGGATCGCTTATATTGGATTTAGAGATGGGAAACCATATGAAATATTCTGTGGAAAATCAGAAGATTCATTTAACATCCCTAAATATGTGAAAGATGGATTTATAATAAAAGAAAAATCAAATGGAATTTCTAATTATAAATTTAAATACAAAGATAAACATGGCTACAATATAATTATAGAAGGATTAAATAGGTGTTTTAATCCTGAATATTGGAATTATGCTATCTTTGTGAGTCTTTCACTAAGAGAAAATATTCCACTTACAACTATTGTAAATCAAGTTTCTAAATTAAAATTAAAAGATGATTATATAGGAACTTGGAAAAATGGTATGGTAAGAATATTGTCCCATCTTATTCCTGATGGTAAAATAGAAGGAGATAAATGTCCTAAGTGTGGACAAGAATCTTTAGTAAGAGAAAATGGATGTGTTATATGTAAAAACTGTGGTGAATCCAAGTGTGGATAAAATATTTATATTAAATGAGTAGAAATGTTATAAGAAATATTTCTAAATTCAGTAATGCAGAGGAGATTCTAGATAAATGTCTAGATCTCCTTTGTATTAATGATGTAGAAGTACAAATTAAACAATCTTCCTTAATAAGCAAGGCAATCGCTTCATTTAGTGGCATAATGCAAAAATGCCCATATGGAGATAATATTTATGAGCTTATTTTAGATGCTGATATGAATGGTGATAAATTAATGAAAAATGTTATATTGCACGAATGTTGTCACCTTAAACAAATGGTTGAAGGAAGATTAATTGTAAACACAGAGAAAAATACTGTAATATTTGAAGGAAAAGAATATCCTTATTATAGTTATTCTCAATACGCCCCATGGGAAGAAGAGGCTTTTGATACACAACGAAAATTAATTAAAGAAGTATAATATGTGGAAATTTATTAAAAACTTATTTACATGCAAAAGTGAATTTGTAAGATCTAACGATCTATTCTGGATTGGAGATTATTGTTTCAATTACGAAGAGGAAGTGTTAGATGAAAATAATGCTATTTATAAATTAATTGGGAATAATGATAAAAACGTTTACATTGTAAAAAAAATTGACAATAGATACTACCTTATAATAGATAAGGAATGTATTATTAATATTCCAATTAATAAAATAGGAATAACTAATTGTTAATATGAGAAGAGATTATTTTGGGAATCCATTACCATCAAATCCATTTTACAGACATAAAAATCTAAATAAATTTAAGAATAAATTATCTGAATGGGAATTTAAATTTGTTAGTAGTATATTTAATATAAAGAATTTAAGTCAAAAACAAGAGGAAATAGCCAATAAAATACACCATAAGTTTTATATAAATTCTAATATTAAAAGATCAATTTCAAATTTTCATGATGTAGAACAGATGATTAGAAATATGAGAAGATAATATGAAATTAATAAAACCTTCTTTTCAAATTATTCCACAAGAAGATTTATTTAAACACATTGAATTATGTGGAAGAGTTTGTTATAAAAGTGAAGATAAAATTACTGATGATTCAGCAGAAAAATTTGTTAATGGATTAATAAAATCAGGACACACAAGTGTTCTTGAACACGGTACTGTCTATTTGTATTTTAATAGTATTTCATCAGATGATATGCTAGATCCAGAATCAACATTTAGTGTTATTTCAGAGTTAAATAAACATGGTTATCAAAGAATAGTTCCAAGAGCAAATGAAAAAAAAGAATTTATATATAAAGAATATTTCATAACTACTAATTATCGTTTTTTAGTAGAAAATAATCTTCTTAGACTTTTAAAATATCAATGTGAATCAACAGCATATCATAAAAAAAGAGTTACTGTAAAGTTTATATGTGATAGAGGCGTATCTCACGAATTTGTAAGGCATCGTGTATTTAGCTTTAGTCAAGAAAGTACACGCTATTGCAATTATAGCAAAGATAAGTTTGGTAATGAGCTTACTTTCATTATCCCTTGCTGGACTAATCTTCCTGAACAAGAATATGGAGATATGACAAATCCTAAGATATTCAACAGAGGTAGTGTAAATGGAATTGAAACTGACTTTGTAAATAGCTTAAGGATAATTGAATTTAATTATCTAAGACTTATCAATGACGGATGGAACCCACAGCAAGCAAGACAGATATTGCCTAATGCTCTTAAGACAGAGCTTGTAATGACTGGTTTTGTGTCTGATTGGGAACATTTCTTTTCATTGAGATGTGCTCCATCAGCTCATCCTCAGGCAAGAGAACTGGCTATTCCTCTTGAAGAAGAATTTAAATCTTTAAACCTTATATGACATGCCTAATTTTGAATATATAAATTATGAGCCTATCAATTATCTTACAGATGAACTCATAAACACATTTTCTTGGCAATATTCTTTTTTAACAACTGATATTAATACAATAACAATGCCTAATACTACTCCTGTTTTAGAAAACTTAGAAGAAACTTCATCTCCTTTATCTGCACGTAGAATGATGGAAAGGATGACTGGCACACCAGTTATGCCAGAACCTCAAGATTTCTCTTCTGCCGCTGAATATGATAGAGCAATGAGAAGATATCTTGCTGAATACGGCTCTATAACTGAACAGCAGATTATTAAAGAGAAAAATATTAATACATCAAAAGAACTATTATCTTTTATTAAATTTGTAAAAGATCAATTAAAAAACAATGTCAATAAAAGTAGTCCTGACGGGCTGAATCTTATTGAAGATCTTTTATCAGAAGATAAAATGAAAGAAATAGTAGATAATTATTTTTGTTAATGAGTAAATACATTGATGCAAAAGTTACTGTTTGGTGTCGGTATAATTTAGATGATAAAGCGGATTTATCTGTTATTGAAAATAAAATTAAAGAAGGATATTCTGTTTTAGAAGCAATAGATGAACAGAATTCTCTTTTTGATTCTGAATATTTATTTGACACAGAAGAGCCTGTACAAAATATTTTAGGAGAAAATATTTATGAAATATACGAAAACGATAAATTAGTTAATGGATCTGACGTAATTTAAATAAAATAATAAAGGGGAGAATCCAAATCGGAAACTCCCCTTTTTTTTACAATATATACTATTTGATGTTATTAATATGTTTTTTCATAGAATTTCAATCTATCTTGAACATAATTCTCATCCTTAAAAAACTTTATAAACGAAGCATATGGTAACAAATCAGTGGTTCTATGAATTAATTTCAAATCACCTTTATGTTCACCTACTTTATATCTACCTTCAATTACTTCTCCAGTAAGAGCGAATTCAGATGCAGTCCATAATAATGTGTTTGTCCAACTGCTTATTAATTGAATTGTTCTAACTGATGCCGCAGGATTACTAAAGAACTGCAAAAATTCAGAAGGATTCCACACGAACATGATTTCATTTTGCATTCGTTTTACCAGCAATGTTATTCTATCTACATTTTTGTCATCTAAATCTTCATCTTTAATAGCTTTAAGTATTAATGCTATAACAAATAAAGAAACGTTAACTGCAGCATAGTACATAAATCTAGCAACATCTGCTTGTTGATGATCTGTAAGTCTGTTCCAAGATGCTTCGTTAGTTATTTCTTGATTAATTTTTGAAGCGGTATTGTTAATCTTGTTTAATCCTTTAATGACTAAATTCTTTATTAGAGTATGATTACTTGGCCTTGTCAACCACCATTGAAGAACAGATGTAAGCATTCCTGATTCAGGGCGTTTTGTATGAGGATTAAAATATCTACCACCATGCAATTCAGGATTATTTAAATCTTGGGCTAATGTGGTTATTCCAGCATACATTCTTCTTGCTTTTTCATCCATAAACATTCTATATTGAAATAATGGCATAAGGTATATATTCATTTTAGCTAATGGAGAATTAAAACTATTATACATACCTTGTGTTTTAAACATTATATCTTCAATGTATTTAGATAAAGAATTCTTTAAGATATTTTCTTCTCCACCAGACCATAGAATATTACCAGCAGAAATGCTATCGTTATATTTGGTTAAGTTTTGACTTAAATAAAGATCTTTTAAATCCTTTTTAAAAGCAAGCTTTCCATCTTTTACATACATTATATCTAATAAAGATTGTGCTTTGTCTCTATCTTTTACTACATTGCCGTCTTTATCAAGATATTCTCCACTTTTATTTGTAATCTTAATCCCTTGTACAATAGCAATTGCTAAAGGAGCTTGTGTGAAAAATTCAGATTGACTTGTTATTTCTTCAAACCATCTTGACGGGTTTAATATCATTTCTTGGAACTTAGTATCGTATTTAGATTCAAAATTGAATTTCTTATTAAATCCACCTTGCAAATTAAGCTCTTTAAATAATACACCTAAAAAGCTATTATCAACTAAATCAAATGAAGTGGAATAATATTGTTTTAAAAATCCAACTAATTTATACGAAGCTAATCTAGAATCTTTAAAAGTAAAATATTCTTGACCAAATACTTCAGTGAAGTTATCTATAGTTCCAACAAAAAAGTTTGCTGTCGCAGAGAAAACGTTAGCTACGTATCCAGTCAATGCTGTCATTCCTGTAATTTGAGTTAATAGCTTGTCAAGAACTTTAATACCTGTAGATTGTACTTGAGCACCATAAAGATGCGCATCCATCATTGCATTGATGACTTTATTTACATTTGGAGTTTCATCTTTTGATTTAAATATCTTTTGCGCATATCCTCCAAACTTTGTTTTAGAAATTATATCTTTAAATCCTCTTTTCTTATGAACATTTCTAGAATTTATAACACCAGTTATAGTTTCTAATTCATCTTTCGCATCTACTCTATTTTTATATCTATTAACAGCAATTGATTCTAATGCATAGAGATTTAATAAATCAAAACTTTGTTGTACTCCATCTTCTAATGGATATAGATAGTTTCTTCTAATTCTTTTTATAGGATCTCCATTAACATCAATATCAAATTCTATAGCAATACCTTCTGCCTTTTCTGATTCTTGTATCTTAGTGAAATCGCTCCAAGTTTGTTCTGCTAAATTCTTAGCGCCTCTATTTTTTAATATCTCTATTTTAGATGCTTCAACTTTAGGAAGAACAACCTCATCCATTAAGAAATTAACAGTAGAATCATCTCTTATACGATCTATTTTAGATTTGCCAGTCTCTGAATCTATGGTTGTAACATTGTATATTTTTGATTTATGAGATAGATTTTGCAATGAATAAGCAACTCTTTGTTCCATATCAAAAAGTCCTTTAGAAACCATATAAACAGCTCTAAATAGATTGTAATTATCAACTATGTCTAGATCTAATAATTCTTTATATTTATTTATTAAATCAGATTTCTCATCATTATAATATTTTTCTACTGCATCAGCTGCTTCTATTAATAATTTTTTATAATCATTTAATTCTTTTTCTAATTTAGAAACTTCTTTATATAATTCACTTTTTGAATTTATTTTATCTTTTGCTTCTTGTAATTTTTGTTTTAATAGATTAAGCTCTTGCTGTGCAATATCGTATTTCTTTTTATATTCAGTTCTTTCTTCTACTGTTTCAACTTTATTAATAAGATTTCTTGTAACTGAAATTATTCCTTCTTGAGCGTATATTTGAGCTTCTATATCTTGGATTGAAGAATCTTGTTCGTAAAGATCATTTAATTCAGATTTTAAAATCTTTAATCTCTCTCTTAATTCATTATATTTGTTTGTAGTATCTTCTTTAAAGATTGGTTTTATTATATATCTTGTTTTTTCGTTACCTTCTTCATCGGTATATTTTCTTTCAGTAATAATATCTTTAAAATTAGATACGTTCAAACCAGCTTTTTTAAATGCTTTTTGAATGTCTAACAACCCTCCTTTTTTATTAATATCATCCATGTATTGAGTTCTTGTGTTCTGTTCAATCATAGAAAAGATATTAAATATCATTTGAGATGCAATATCACTAATTCTTCCTTGCTGAGAAATATAAGCGTGTAATGCAGATATATCATCAATCTCAGTTACTTCTTGTTCTGATTTTTTAAATATATATTCTATTTTTTCAGGAGTATCTTTAGCAGCTTCATCAGATGCTTTTTCCCATAGTTTATGTTTTTCGATTGATTTATTATATTTGTCTTTAGCCTTTTTCTCAGACATAGATTCTAGATCTTTATGATATTGATCTTCGGCCTCTTTTTTTAATTTATCAAATACTAAACTTTGCCATCTTGCTTGAGCTTCTACATTATTACTTGCCAATAATGCAATTGTAGTTTCTCTAACCATATGATCAAGTTCAGAATCAATTCCTTTTTTATTCTTTTCTACATTTTCTATTTTGACTAACATGTCATTTAATAGAGAATCTAAAGAATTTAAATAAGCTATAGCTTCTTTATTATCCTTGTATTTATTTAATTGTTCTGATATATTATTTCTTAAAATAGAAATAGATTCTTTTATTTCATTTAGATTAGTATATAAAGAAAGCAAATGCTGTTGTTTAGACAGTATAGATAATTGTTCAGCTGGAATAAGGCCCGATTCGTTGTTTCGAACATAATCAATAGCTTTAATTATACCACCGTTTTTATGTCCTAACTTTTCTTTAAGTCTTTTAGAACTACGCTTAATTTGATTAACAATAGTCCCTACTTTACTTTCAGACAATTCTATTGCACTACCAAATGCTTTTAATCTATCAGACAATTCATATATTTTTTGTTCTGTAAGTTGATTAATTAAAGCATCTATATCAGTGATATCTCCTTCAAGTTCATTAACTCTATCTAAATAATATTGTCTTTTAGAAGGGTCTTGAGCTTTATTATATAAAGAATTAAACTTAGCGATATCTTGACGATATTTTGCTTTTAAATCAATCAGTTTAGAAACAGAAGCTCCAAAAAGATATTCTAATCTCTTTTTATCCTTACCAGTTACTTGAGATACATTTTCAATATCAATATCTTTAACAACTGCATCATCAAATTTTTCGCTAAAAAACTTTACTTTAGTTTCTAATGAATTAGCTTTTTCTTTTATAATATTTTCATCAAGAACAATATCACTATTAAATACAGACCCTTCTATTGCTAACCCATCTCTTCTTAAAGAATCGTTTAAATTCTGTAATGTTGTATATCCAGCAAAAGAAGCATAATAATATTCTCTTCCTGATTCAGATCCTTTTCTAACGGCTATATATGGATTATTATCTATTTTTTCTTTTGTTATGTTATTTCCACCAATAGAAGCAAAAGAAGAGGGTATTGGATTGATTACCAATACCTCTCTGGTCTCTCCTTTTGCATTTGTTATTTCCATTTTAAAATGAGATGTTTGATGCATAACGTTATATCCATTAAGTTTTTTTACATCAATCTTACCATCAGTTAAAATAGAATCATATACAGTATCTACTGGTGCGTAAACAGACTCTAAATCTTGTTGACCAGTTATAGCATATCTTGTTATTACTACATCTTCAGATGTTTGACCCGCTAATTCTTTCCATTTAGTAGTGTTTACTGCACAATATTTTGCACTCATATTATTTATTAATTACAATTATCTTTATATGTTTCAACTACGTTCTCTTCTGTTATAATATCTTTAGTTCTGATATCTTTTAAAATATCTATTGTTTCATTCATATCTACAATATCTTTTTGTTTCATATTAACCTCATTTTGAATTCCGTCAATATGATCAATTACATATTGTTTGATTTCTTCTTTTGTTTTTCCAATATCTGGTATATTGTAGTTTATTTGATTTTCTCTAAATGCAGAAGAGTCTTCATAATTATATTCTTTTAAATCAAAAGCTTTATCTTTTATTCCGTGTTTGCCTACTTTAATATAATAGAATTTTAATCTTGGTTTACCTTCTGAATCCAAATATTTTTTAAACCCTATTAATTCATATAATTCAGAACTTCCAGATACATTTGTTTTAATATATTTTGATGCAGATGTTATTGAAGAATAAATATTGTCATAATAACTTAAATCAAATTTTGCCGCATTATTACTAGATACAACAAAATCAGAAACTTGAATTACATTATTTATTTTATTTCCATTAATTTCTGGATTAATAACAATTCCTTTATTAAAATTATCTTTAGAAAAGAAAGGAACTTTTATATCTCCGTTTTTAATAGAAGAAACTATTGCACTTTGCGTATCCACATTAATAGCGGAAGAAAATACTTTATCTAATTTCTCTGTATATCCAATGGTTTTATAAAAATCTATTGGTATATATTCTTTCAACGAGAATGGAGAGAATTTGCCATTAGATGTCAGTAATGCTTGAATAGCTAAATCTTTTCCAAATTTACGAATTAATTGATTTTCTTCTTTAGTCATATTGCTATTTTTAAAGAATATCAATTGCCTCATTCCTTGAACTAATTCATCTTTGCTTATTTTATCAGCTCTAGATGATAATAATTCAAATCTGTAAATTGTTGGATGTGATTTATATTTTCTTCCAGATTCGTCAGTTAACCATTTAACTCCATATCCATTAGGAGATATATTAGAAATAATAGGATTAGATATTTTATGATTTCTGAATAATTCTAATACTTTTAAATGAGAATCAAAAATCGTTTCTTGATTACTCATTGATTGTTTAATATAAAAATTAAAATCAGAACTAGTTTTTAAACCAAAACCAGTCATTAAAGTATTTAATTTTATTAAATCATAAATAGCCTTAATATCTTTACTATTGTTAAGATTATTACCTGTTATTTTTCTATATTGTTCTGATAAAACTTGAACTATTTCTGTATCAAATTCAGGGTAGAAAGCTTTAAATATATTTAATATGTCTCTTTGTGCATATAATGAAAATACAGCTTCAAATTTAGAAGATCCGTCTTCTGTAAAGAAATAATCTTCAGGTTTATATATTTGAGAATCTTCGTTGTATATATTTATAAATGAATTATAATTTAATATACTAGTAATTAAAGAATATGGTTCTTTATTAGTTATGTTAGTTTTAGTTCCTAAAATAAACTTAGAATCAACATCTCCAATTTTATCTAATTGAATTAATTTATCAAGAATAGCTAATTGTAATGCTGCATATTCAATAGATTTAAAATATTTATCTAAAGATTTAAATTCTTCAGTATTAATATCTCCTTTTATTTTTAAAGACTCATATTTATTTCTTTGAATAGCAACTGCTTTTAATGGCAAGTATGTATTATTAGATAATAATTGCTCAGAATATTGTTTTACTAATTCTTTACCACCTTGCTTATTAAACTGATCTTCAGAAACTGTTTCTCTAAATATTCTATTTCTTACTAATTCTTGCAATGTAGCATCTCCAGCTTCAACTATATTTCCAGCAGCTACTAGATTAGATTTCTCTTGAGAATAATATTGCATTGATTTTTGAGTAAACAAACAGCATACTAATTCAGGATTTAATGTATGTGCTAATGCAGCAGTCCATATATTAGTGGTATTGCTGTTTATATTTATTTTAGGAAGTATCATTGATTTCATGTTATCAGCAGTTAAATTTGTTTCTTCAGAGAGAATAACTGCTAATTCAAATATTTTTCCTAACATTTCTTTACTATTCTTATATGCTAATTTAGTAAATTTTTCATTCTCACTAAATTTTTCTGCAAACGGAACATTACTCTTATATGCTATCATTTCGTGAACCATAGACATAAGAGATTTACGCATAACAACCAATCTACCTAACAGTTCTTTTGCTTGCATAGCAGATTCTTCTACCTCAACTTGATGGAGTATAGTAAACATATTAAATTCACTATTACGAGAAGAATAGATAGGTTCTTTATAAACCGCTTCATTTGACATTTGAAGAGCTTTTGGAAGAAATTGGATATCTCCATTGGTATATTCAGAAAGGTTCTTAGGAGCTTCTTTAAAGCCGTTAAAAATGATATCTTCTTTTATTGATGTATCAATACTTCTTTTAAAGTATTCTTCCCTAATTCTTTCATCCATTCCAAGCTGAATGAATGTTTGTAAAATATAGTTAGATAATTGTTTTTGTGTAGCTTTTTCTCCAAATCTAGGAGTTATTAATTGTAATTCTCCATTTTTTAGTTTAACATAAGGGAATATAGTGTAGAGTTTATCTATCATAAAAATACCAATATTTTCATATTGGAGTAGACTATATCTTCATGAAATATCATGTAGGGCGCTATTTCGTATATTATATTCTATTTATAGTTTCAATACGTAGTCGTTGAACCTTCGCTAATCATTTAAATTAACGCTTGGCTGCTGATTATCCAATTCGTTTTATTTTTAAACATTCAAGCTTATCTTTTCAAATTACTTTGTAGTTAAAACGACTCTAAGGAACTTCCAGCAGTTCACCCTATTTTACTTCGACATAGATTGTCTATCGAAGTCAGATCCTGTAAGTCTTGTCATATCTAAATAAGATATAATAGTATCTCCCATGGACTGAGGTAATATACCAACTATTTCCATTACATTATTAGATGCAACAGCTTGGTTTGGAATACGAGATGCCAAAACCCTTCTAAGTTCTGGTTTATTCTCTAACATAGACATTATTGTTTCGTCTGTTGCATTAGCTAATTCTGGTATTTGATTTCTTATATAATTAGTAGAACATAAACATTCAAATGGAGCAACTATATTTTTACCATTTTTACTTCGTATTTCATATGATTTCTTTTGAACCCCATTAAATCCGTTTTTAAAGAATTTAACACCTTTTTCTTCTAATTGAGATTCGTTGCCTTTTTTAAAATAATATTGTCCAGAAGATGTTTCTCCTACTAAATCACCAAATTGAGCAGCTATATTATTAGGAGCTAAGAATCCCCATTGTGGAGATTGAATTAATTGTCCTCCTAACATCTGAACTGTATTAACAGCTTTTCTAGCAGTGGAAGAAAGTTTATTTAATATGATATTTTGCAAAGGAACAATAGACATTAATGGAGTACCGCTTTCAATTGCGTCAATAATGTCTTGTGTTGTATTCTCGTCAATTAGATATTTTTTTGCAAATTCTTTTTGTTTTTCAGCAAAGTTTTCTTTTGCAATAACTTCTCCATTTTCGTTAACTACTAATCCTAATTCATTATATATTTTTTTAACTTGAAGATCTCTTAACTGTTCTATTGCTGTTGTTAAATTGTTTTTAACCGTTGTTGCATCAACAGATTTATATGTTCTTGTTTTATTATCATACATATTAACAGTTGTGCCAGGTTCTAGTATTGTCATCATATTTTCAACAATACCACGAGGCAAGTCCATTTCATGAATACCATGTTCTGGGGTGGCTGTATGTTCTATGAAGTACCCTCCATCAACATCAAACGCAGCTTCTAACAACTGTTCTCTATAAACTGAATTTTTTGGATCTAAGAAATCGATTATATCATATTTATTTCCATTAAAATCATTAGAAATATCTACTGCATTATGAATACCTACTTTAATATTAGATGCTGGAAGTATCATCCTGATCCCTGTATTTTCCATTGTATTATACAATTTAGTTAACACAGGAAGGTTAGTATTTTTTCCGAGCCAAGGAGTTACGATAGTCCAAGCATTTTTCATTAAAAGAGGACCACTTGTTTCGAGATTAAAAAAGAAAGGTTTAATTGGTTGAAACAAAAATTTCATTTCATTATCACTAACCTCTTCTCCTTTTCTTAATCTTTTTATAATGTCTTTTTCTTCCTTTGTAAGTTTACCTATTCTTTCTCTAAATTTAATAGCTTCTAAATAATGAATATATCCACCTCCATCTGTTGCATCTGTATCTTTTGCCATTTCAGATTGATAGACAACATCATTAACTATTAATACTTTTACTTTAGAGCTTTCTCCATTTGGAAAATATGGCCTTATACCAGAAGATGATAATGCATATATTCGTTTAAAATAATCTACAGATACATTAGCTCCTTGATTTTGTTCTCTAGAAAGAATTGCATCATCTTTATTTGCGTTTTTATAATATTCAACACCTCCTCCATATAAATAAGATCTTTCTATTTGATCTAATTTATATTTCATTGATGCTGCTACCATATATATTCTTCTTAATTGATTTGGATCTTTTTCTTTTGTGATTTCAGATAATTTTTCTAATATTTCATTAGAAGTTTTAATAGTTTTATTAGGGACTAAATATTCTTCTATTTGTCTTAGTTCAGAATTTAGTTCTCTATTTAATCTATCTTGAACAAATTTACTAGATCTAAATCTATTTAAATAAGATGTGATATTATCATAATCTTTAGGTTTATAATATCCATGATCTTTATCTTTTTCAAATAAGTCGGGATCTTCTAATGCAGTTGTATTATAAAAGAAATTAGAGAATGCATTGCCTAGAAATTTTATATCTGTTAATCCAAGATCTATAGCTTCTTGTAAAGTATTAGTTTTAATTATGAGATCACCTTTTTTACCAATTACTTTTACAAATCCTTTTAATCTAACTGGTTCTGTTGATTGTTCTAATCCTAATGAAGTTCCTTCCTTTTTAGTTAAATAGACAATCTTATCTCCTATAATATAAGGATATTGTTTTGGAGTAACCTTGCCCATAACATTGTTTGTTGTTTCATTGGGATCATTTAATTTTTCATAAGCGCCAATAAATCTTAAGACTTCAGCTTCGCTATAATTTAATATTCTCTTAAAAATGTTGGTGTTTCTTAAATCTGCTGTTTTCCCTTCTTTAACTAATTTAATAGCATCATTTAATTCGGCAATAAAAGAATGGCCTCCATTATCGTCTAACAATGTGTTTTCTTCTCCTAAACTTACATTGTTTACAGATTTATCAGCAGCATTTGGATATGTAGCAAAATTTTTGCCGTCTTTTAAATAGTTTAATGTTAAAGACAATTGGTTTGTTGCGAATTCAGATCCTGTTCTATTTTTACGAGTTTTATAATCTTCTATACCACTATCATTTTTAACTTTATCTTGTAAAACAGTAATGGTTTTTATTGTTTTAGCTTTAGCATCTCGCGCAACTTTATTTAATCTACTAATAGCTGCATATGATTTAGCCCATAAGAATTTACTTGATTCTCTAATACCTGATATAAGTCCTAAATATTTCTTTTGAGCATCAGATGGTTTATTTATAAGTTGATCTAAAAACCTTTCAGAATAAGACGCATTTGCTTTAGAATAAACTTTGCCATTTGATCCAATTAACATATTATCTGATTGTTCCCTAGATACTTTTAGATATTTATTCATTATAACACTAAAAATTCCAGGTCCAAAATCAGATATTTCTGTTACATTAGCTTGATTATTAAAAAACATTGTTGTAAATTGCCCAAGTATTTCTCTCAGATATCTTGCAACAACTGTATTAGGTTCATTGCTAATAACAGATTTTCCTTTTAGATTTTCATTAATAACATTGTATATAGAAATAGGAGTTATTTCAGTATCCATTATAGTATTTAATACTTGAGATACTTTATAAACATCTTCTACAGTGCCTGTTATTTTTGACGATATTTGATTTAGTCTTTCTCTGTAAGAATTAATTGTTTTTAATTTTAATTCTTTATTAGATGAAACAAATCTAGATCTAAATATATTCGCTAGTTTCTTACCAAAAATAGTTTTAATTCTATTGTATTTATTTGTTTCTACAATATCAATGCTAGAATCACCATCTTCAAAGGATGTAGCATCTTTATAAATATCTATATAATTAATATTTTCTAGATATAAAGATGTTACAAATTTACTTTTAGCAATTTTATCATTTCCAAATTCATTTAACATATCTAAAATATTATTAAATGTTGGATCTATTTTTGCTAACTCGGCAATTCTATCTTTTAATTTATCATATACATCCGTATTTCCTCTTTCACCAGAAACATCAGAATATGTTTTTACTTGGGCAAAATCTTCTATAATAATTCTTAGTAGATTCTGCATATCTGCGTACATTTTAAATCCTGTTTCTGGATTTACTGCATCATAAGATATTATTTTACCGTCTTTAACATCAAATGTCTTTTTTGCAATAGAAGCTAATCTAGCTGCTATAAATGGATCTATTCTTGGTTTTTCTTCGCCTCTTGTTCTATCAAACTTCTTGCCTTCAGCATTTTCTGTTTCAAAAGCATCTTCTAGATTCGTTATATCATTTTGAATCTCTTCTTCAGTTGTTTCTATCTTTTTTAATTCATCAAACGAATTCCAAAAAGCAACTAATTCAGCACTAAGAGATTGTTTGTTAAAAGCGATATCTTGCTCTTGAATATATTCTTTTACATTTTCATCATCTGCTTGGAATACAGATTCTGATTCTTCTAATTCTAATTGATTTTGTCTTTCTTTTAAAATCTTGTCTCTTATTTCTTCATTTAAATAAGAAGCATTAATAGATTCTATTCCGGTGTTATTAATTGTTTTTACTAATTTAATAAGTAATGATAAATCTTTGGAATCTAAAGCTTCATCTATTACTTCTAAATCTTTCCTAAAATTCTCAACAACAGATTCATCAACAGACCCGTCTTCTTTAAGCTTAAAACCTGTCTCTAGTGGATTTTCTTCATATTGCCGAAGCCTCTCATCCATTTCATTAGAAAGTTGCTCTAATGCGTCTTCTAATGCTTCAAATGGAGTTTCTTGATATTCATATCTTAATTGGAAGTAAATATCCTTAGCTCTATCTAAATAGCTATTCATTCTATAAGTTGGGATCATATAATCAACTTTAGAATATTCTTTTGTTATATTTCCAATTCTAACAGTAATGAAGCTATCATTAGAGTCTATAAAAACAGAAGCGACAGACGCATCTGATGACACGTCTGGCACTTCATTTTTATTTTCTTGAACATTTTCTTCTACTGTAGATAAAATATCCTCAACTGAAAGTATAGCTTCACTATTTGTTTTAGCTATGATATTAAAATCAGATAGTATTTTGATTGCTACGTCTAACGAAAGATCTCCGTTAGTATCAGAATCTCCCAATATTCTTGATACCTCAGCCTTAATCTGATTGGCCGCTATGGACGCCCCTCCTTTTTTTAATACTATACAATTACTCATTTTCTAATGTTTAAATTCTTTAATTTATTTCTACGCGCTTGTCTAGTTTCGCTAATATTTGTACTTTTAGACTTTGATTGATGAGATACACCTCCTAATTCGCCAGGACATGATACTTCTTTTTGCTCTTCTTCTATATTTGTTTGTTCTATAGATTTAGTTTCTACAACAGTAGGAGCTTTAATAGTTGGATCTCCATTCTGTTGTTTAGATGTTTTTACTTTATTTTTGCTATTAGTTTTCTCTTTCTCTATAATATCAAAAGAATATGTAAAATCTACTTGTGTAGAAAATAACATTCTTTTGCCTTTTTGAGTCATATCAGGATAAGAAAGATTATCTAATGAATAATCATCAGAATGTTCTAATATATAATTTAAATCTAAAGGAACTTTAATATGAGAAGCAGCTAATATATCAAATAATCTCTTGTTTGTTAATAGTGCTTTTGGATTACTTTGTACATTCTCTATTATTATAGGACTTTGACTTTCTCCTTCCGGTAGATAAGATAAATTTATTCCTTTGTCTGTATATTCTATTTCAATAGGTACAAACTGACCAGAACCAATACTTCTACGTTTTCGTTCTTGTTCGGTCATTCTTTTTACACTATTAGATAAAACAGAAATATCTCCGAATTTAGTTTCTCTCAATAACGCTCTAGACTTATCTTGAATACTGTCATAAAAATCTGTATAATCAACATCTAAAACAATAGATTTATCTTTTAATAATTCATTAAATGAATCTATATCACTTCTGGTTATTTCTATACCATTGACTTTAATAGGCTTGTTTTTAGATGCTTCATATAATTTTAATATATCTTCATTCTTTAATAAAGAAATTAAAGATAATAAAGCTTCTTTTTCAGATAATTTTCTACCTTGAACTTCTATACTGTGTTTTTGATTCTCAATATTAAAATTTAAAAATACATGTCCTGTTGTAAAATACTGATTGTTTTTAAATCCAGAAAAAGGAATAGTTTCATTGGTGGATGGAGAATATTCAGAATATCCAGTTTCGCTATTTTTGTCATACGTAATAATAGAAGTAGTACTCTTGTCTAATAGCGATTTAGAAACATCTGATACTTTAGTCTTAGGACTTGTAACATTTTTAGACTTTACTCTTTGAGTACTAAAACTTATTGGATTTACATCTATTTCAAAATTAGGATCTATATTTTGCTTATACCAAAGAGCTTTAATTAATTCTTTTCTAATATTAATTCTTTCAATGTTTTTACCATCTATAACTTCGTAAGAATTCTGAACTCTTACAGTTGATGATATTTTACCATCTGTATAAGTAATATTAAATGGGAATTCCATTAACGCTTTTAACTTAGCGTCTTTATCTCCATCTGATAAAAATCTTTCTAAATATTCACTGAATTTATTAACAGAAATAATATCTTTATCATTAATTAAATCAGCTAATTCTTTAACATTTTTATCTTTACTACTATAAACTTCATCGTAATATCCAACTTGAAAATTTCCTTTATTAATGCCTTTATTTAAAATATTACTCCAGAAACTAAATATTTCTTCATAATAACTTCTAATATCAGCTGGTAAATCTTCTATATTAAAATTATCTGAAGATATTTCTATTTCAGGATTTGAATACGCATTTATAGATGGAACTAATTCAAATTCTCTTATTATTAATCCATCTTGTTTTGGATTCATTAATAAAGAAACATCTATATTATTATCTTCAAAATACTGAGCAATATCTTCAGGTCTTAAAATTTCAACTTGATTTGTTTTATTGTTTTCAAGTCGTACTTCAACAGAACCTCTAGTATTTGGGTCTTTTTGTATTGGATATACAGTATAGTCTTCTCCTAAATTTACCCTGTAATTCGTTTGTATTGGATTTACAGCACTTCTTTTAATTTTTGGTATATAACTATCAAAAATATTTTTAAATCTCTCATATGGAGATTGTGTGTCTAAACTGAAATCATTATTTTCTTCAACGATATCATTAGTTTCTTTTTCTATTTTAGATATAGAAGAAGGATTTGTGAAATATAAATTTATTCCTTTATCAGTCTCTTCAAACGCAACTGCTTTCTTTTCTCCAAATGCATCTACTATAAAATTAAATATACCTAACTTTTCAGATACAGCAGTAGACGGCATTGAATAAACAATAGCACCAGCTTCAAAAGAATTATTTGGAATTATATTACTATTACTGTAATCATAAATTAGAATTTCACTTCCATTACTAATAAAACCATATTTAGAGCCATCTATTTCTATTTGTTCTCCTATATTTTTAAAATCAGATATTTGATCTTGATTTATTGGCTTATTATTAGGTTCTTTAAAATCTAATTCATCACGTAATTCCTGAGCTTCGTTAGTTGAAGATGTTATTTGATTTGTGTTTAATTCATTTATAAACGATTCTATTTCTTTAACTATTTTAGAAGGAACTTCTTCCTGCATATTAAAATACAAAGATAAAAAAGATTTTTTATATTTACTAATATTTTTAGTTAAATTTTCGTTAAAAAACGCTAATACATCTTTGTTATTTAACATTAAAGGATTTTTAATTCCTTGTAATAGATTCAATATATCTGAATCAGATAGTTTTTTTGGATTTAATAATTTATCTGCCAAATATATATCTGAATCTTTTTGTTTTTCTTTTCTTATTTCATCTAATAGAACTTTATTTCCAGTATCTATTTTGAATCCTTTATAAAAATCAGATATGTATTTAGCTAAATTGCCTTTAAAAAGCCCGTAAGCTAATTCTGCTTTATTAGAAATATTAGAGTTTAATATAGCTTTAGCCAATATTGGATTAGGAACATCATTTGGAATATCTAATCCATTATTAATTCTATCTACTAAATCGTTTACTTGTATTAAACTATCTTTATATTTTTGATATTCTTCTAAGTCTTTTAATTCTTGTTTTTTAGAATCTTCAGACATTTCTGAATTTTGAATATCTATTTTAGCATCTTCAATTGTTTGTTCGTTATTTATAACTTTTTTAGCAACAACGTCGGCAACAGAAAGATCTTGAATAGTTTCTGATATTTGTTCTGTCAATACAGTTTGTCCTATTAAATTGCCAATAACAGATTTTACTTGTATATCATTTAATAAAGTAGTAATATATGGTTCTATATCTATTTCAGATCTAACGGCTTCAAATAATTTTCTATCTTGTTCTGTTAATTGACTTAGCTTAGATTCAAATACATCTTTATATTTAGCATACTTCTTTTGTTTAGATAATCTTTTTAAAATATTATATTGAAGTTGTTCAGATGTAATTGGATTTCCGATTAATCCTTTTGTGTTTCTGACTATTACTGGATCATTACTTTTAATTTGCTGTTCTTGATGTATTCGAGTTAAATCATCTTCTAGATTTTGATTTATAAATTTATTGAATACTTCATTTACAGATAATAATAGAGCATTATAATTTGTTTTGGATCTATTTTCGTTTTCGGAAACATTTTTAGATATCCTTTCAGGAAGATCTTTTTTAAGTTCATCAATTAATTCAGTAAATGTTTTACGAGTTAACTCATCTTGATTTTGGTCTATATATGTTGATTGTATGTCATCTAATTTAAATAATATATCGTCAACATTAGATATATTACTGTTAGTTGCTAAATTGGAAACTAAATAAGATATTGCTTGTGTAATTGGCAATTGATTTTCTATTTCAGAAAATGACATCTCATTTAATTCTATCTTTTCTATATTCTTATGAGCTTCTTCTGCTTTTTTAGCAAGAACACCTTCAGCTTCGTTATCAGCCACAATAGGGCTTTCAATTGGCTCAGGGGTTTTGATTTCTTCCGTTTGATTTTGTTGTTCAGAGCTTTCTACTGGAGTAGATTCAACAACTTCAGCATTTACATCAACAATATCTTCATTATCTACAACTTCGACATTTTCAGCCTCAGTCATAGCTTGTTCTTCATCTTCTGATAATTTACTTTCAGCTTCTAATTTTCCTTCTTTAACTGCTTTCTTAAGTTTATATCGATCAGCTAATCTTTGTTTTAATTGATATGCAGCTGGCAATCCAACACCAACAGCTAACCCACCTATAGCACCAAGAATTGCAGCATCTCTAATTTCTTGTTCTATTTCATCTTTATATAAATGATCAGGTAAATCTAGTTGTTTAATTAATTCGTCTTTAGCCCTTAAAGAAGCGGCTGTTTGCCATCCTTCTTCAAATCCTTCAGAAGATGCAATATACAATACTTTACTACCTTTATCAGCCATAAATTTAGTAAATCCGTTTTTAGCCGATTGCATTCCTGTATTTCTCATTAAAGAATATATTTTGTCAAACTGAAAATATTCAGGCAACATAAGCATCATATTCTTTAATGCTACAGTATTTATTTCTGAATTGGCTACAGAACCAAACCTTTTTTTAAGAGTGTCATAATTATCAAAATTCTCAGCAATATTAATAGCTTCTAAATCTAAAGATTCATTAAATGCTGCAAATTCCTCCGGAGACATTCTTTCAACATCTAATCTAGATATACCGTTTTTTTGCAAAAATTGATCATATGCTATATCATAAATTAATTTTAGATCAACATCTTCATCCATGGATAATTGTCCGTTTCTGTGAAGATCTAATTTTTTAACTAACCCATAACTATATGTTTCTTTTAGCTGATCTACTGATTCGTTCATTTCCATTAATGTTTCAACGGATCTAGAACCAACAGTTGCTATTGCAGATTCTATTTTTTGAGATATTTTAGAACCGGTTTCTATTGCTGAAAGAAATTGATTAGAATGTTTAAATGCATTTGCTATTGTAATAGCTTCATCTAATGTAACGGCATTTGCTGCTTGTGAAACGATAGATTCATTAGCTCCATGTTGTCTCATTACTCTTAATAAAGCAGATCTCTTAGAAGCTTCAGAAGCTGGCTTAGACATTATTCTATTAACTTTATTTGCGAATTTTAATCCTTCACTAAATTTGCCAATAGCTCTTCCAGTAAGAAGACCAACACCTCTACCAACTTTAGATAAAACCATGCCAGGAAACATAATAGAAGCCGTAGAAGCAATAGCTCCAGAGGCTTCTCCTACCCATTTTAACCATGACATATTCCCATTGCCATTCTGGATAGTTAGAAGTTTTTCAAGGTTATCTGCAACTTGATTTAAATATTTAGCTACTGCATTTTGTTCAAAATTCTCAGCGAAATCCCCTTTATTTATGTGATATGCAGCAAATGGAATATCTACTAACGAAGCTAAGCCAGCAACTACTCCTACAGTTAACTGCGTACCTACTTTGCCTAAACTTCTTAGAACATCACCTTCAAATGATGTTTCATCGTCCCTTCTTTTATTAAGGTAATCTTTATCAAAAGCTAAATCACCTTGAATACGACCTCCTTCTAATAAATCAAAATCTACACCTTGTGTTCCAAATCCTGATTCTGATTCAAATGGAATTGGTTCTTTTAAAGCAGCGTTTACTTCAGATTGATATTCTCTTGCTCTTAGATTTTGTTCATTTATTAAATCTTGTTTTAAAATTTCTGGATTTTCTTTTATAGAACGAAAATATTCTTGAACTACAGGATCTACATTTCTATTTATCTTTGCCATTATTTATTAAATATTTGCTTTATAAGATCAGCGTTTAACGACGTTGCCATATCTTCAACATCATAGTAATCTGGATTAGACGAGTCTATATATGATTTTTCTCCAATTTGAGAACCTTTATTGTCTATACGTGTAACGATAAAAGTTGCTTTACCATTTTGATCTAATCCATTATTTTCTATAATGAATGAATTACCATTATTATCCCTTCTAAGATATCCAAATTTATCTTTTCCAGTTTTAATAATTTGACCTCCAGTAATTCTATTTAATTCATCTGGAGTTGGAGCTACCATAGCGGTAAATTTCTTAGTATTACCTCTCTTGTCTTTAGCAACAAAGTTAATTTGAAATTTATTCATAGCAGGTATAAATTGAGAATTTAAGATTGCAGAGCCAGGTTGATTCAATGCCTCTTGAATATAAATATCTCCTGTTGCATCCTTGCCATCAGCAGTAATCGTTACTTTTCTTTTTCCTGGATCTAAGAATATATTGTTGTATGTATCTTTTAATTCAGATTGTTTTCCAGTAATAGCTATTCCTGTCATTTCAATATCTCCTTTTTTATCATACATATTATCTATAAATCCATTTAATTCACTTATTTGATTTAAGTCTTTACCAGATTTCAAAGCTTCTACAATTTCTTCTTTAATAATATCATTAAATCCTAAATCGTCTTGATATTTATCTAATATAACTTTAAATTCATTGCTATCATATCGTTGAGGTGATTTATCTTCAGAAAGAACAGGATGTAATGAAGAACCTATATTTTTATAAAAAGCCGACTTTACTTCTTCAGTAAAATTATCATATATTTTATTTCTAAACTCGTCTTTAGTTTTTATTGCGCTATAATCTTTTCCAGAAAATACATTACCTAATTTGCCCCAGAAACCCTTTTTAAGTTCTCCTGAATTAAATCTGTTAATCATAGTATCTCCAATAACAACTCCGTTTGAGTTATTACCAGAATAAACGTGTTTAGGAATAAATTTAAAATCTTCCGATCTTTTATAATTGTTTATAGCAGTAGCGTTAATAGCGGCTCTAAAAGCTCTTTCTTGCATTTCTTCATTAGACATTCTATTAGGATTTATTTGTCTAAGAATACTATTTTGTCTATACATAGCTTGAACTTCTGGATCGGAATTAAAATAATCTGTAAGTACAGCTCTAATCTTTTCAGGGCTTCTTTGTGTTGTTTCTGTCAACACTTGAAATGCCGCTGAATTTTCTGGTATTCCATAAGCAATAGCCATTTGTCTCATTTCAGATGGTGAAGCACCCCTTTTAACACTAGCTTCAAATTTCTCTATTTTAGAAGCAGTATCTAACGCTAATTTTGCTAAATCAACTTCTTTAGATGGTACTATATCAGAAAAATCATAGCCGTTTTTATAATTGTTTTTATAATTAAGCATAGCAAGATTTAACCAGTCTCTTTTAGTATCACCAGAAATATCTTTGTTTTCTAGAATACTTTTTTGTAAAGCCTGGTAATTTTTCTTATCCATCATTCTCTTATATCCAATTCCTCCAGGAGAAAAGAATTGTTGATATTCAGCCCTCGCTTGTCTTAATTCATCTATTTCCATATCCCCTACTCCTTTATTAGTAAGTAGTCTACTGGACAAATCTTTAACCTTTGAACCTATTCGATTTTCATATTCTTGCCTTGTATCGTCTTCAGCTGGAGTTAAATAATCTCCGACATCTTGAATAGAACTTAATATATTTCCATATAAAGCGTTTGTGTCGGCCTTCATTTTAATAGGGGCTAACAACTGATCTACTGGAGTAGGGTTAAAATCTAATGTTTCAAATCCTTGTCTTACTGCCATGTTTATTTTCTTTTAATTTTACCACCATATTTTTTCTTAGTAGTTGTAGTTGCAACACTATTTGGAGACATTCCAGCTAACATAGAATATCTTCCATATATAGGAGCCATTCTTTGTATGAAATTTTTATTTTTTCTATCTTGTATTATTTGTCCTAAATTACCAAATAAACCACCAATAATAGAGGCTCGTGTATCTTCATAATCTCTTCTGGCATTCATATATCTACTTTGATTATCTCTAATAATTTGTTGATTTTGTAATGCGTTTCTTTGAGCTGATTGATTATTATATTGGTCTATAGCCATTTTAATTTGATTATCTTTATCTTCTACTTGTAATGCTGTATCTGCTTTTGTGTTTAATTGCCTAGCTTTTAAAGAACCTAAATTAGACATTAAAGCACCTGGATTGCTTCCAGATAGATTTCTTAATGAATACTCAGCACTTCTAGCAGATCTGTCAATAGCATTAAATAATCTAGCTTTATTGGTTAGTCTAGGATATAAAGTTCCAAATTGTGGCAATAAAGGAGTTGAATAATCGGCTCTGTTAGGAGCTTTGTTCATGCTTAATTTGCTTAAATTACCAGCTACAGCTGTTGCTGCGGCAGACGAATCTAACATTCTAGACTTTCTATTTAAATCATATTCCTCAAAACTATCCTTTAATATAGGACTAGCATTAATTAATTTATTTCTATCTGAAAAAGATACTCTATTCCAATCAACATTGCCATTCTCATCCATATAAGATGGTCTTGTGTATCTGTTATAATTACGTTCAGTAATACCATCAGGAGTTTTAATGGTTAAAACATCTTCAGATAATCCAGAAGGCCCTAACTTTTCAATATCAGTTATAGTAGTAGTTTTTGGTCTACTTACATATTTTGATGCTTCTTCTTGTTTTTTCTTTTGATCATTATAATATGCTATTGCTCTAGGATCTCCAGTCGGACTCATTGCCCCGTACATCCTTGGCGTGTTTTTAAGATATTGTCTATAAGCATCATTATTAAATTCGCCATTTATTATGTATGGATATGTTGGTCCGCCTGTCGCAAATTGATTTTGAGGCATCATATCTTCACTCTCCTGAACGATTGGTTGTTCTCCAATGGAATCTATTGTCTGTTCATTTTGCGTGTCTAAAACTGCTTGATTTTCGATATTAGGATCTATTCCATTTGCAATCATCTCAGCATCTTTTTCGGCTTGTTTTAGTTCTTCTTGAAGAGACGCTAATCTATCTAAAAATACTTGTTTAGTTTCTAAAGATACCTTATCTTCTCTTTCTTTAAACTTATTATTAATTATTTCTGATGCCTTTGCAAATGTCTTTCCTTTTAATGCGTTTGGAAGATTATATTCAGATTTAAGATCTATATCTTTAGGAAGTGTTAGTCTATTAGAATATACAAAATCTTTTAATATTGTTTCTCCTTGTTCTACTGTATTCATTGTTCCTTCTGAATCAGTTCCAACAGGTATGCCTCCTATTGGATTTTCTTCATGAGTTCCTCCTGATTCTATTTTTATTAAATCATTATTAGGATTAACAGTTTCAAGTTGTCCTCCTTTAGCATATATATTAGAACCTAAAGAATCTGGATAAATCTTATTTCCAACAGAATTATTGATTTGTGTATTTTGAGCTAATACTTCTTGTTGTTTAATTGCCCTTGCTTTAGCTTCTGCTCTTTGTTGAGCTCTTCTTTGAGAACCAATACTAAAAACACTTCCAATACCTTTTATTAGCCCTCCAGCGACACCGCCTATAACTGGAATACCTTCAACTAGAGAACCTAGTGTATTGCTGATTCCTCCAATAGTATCTCCAGAAGCTATTTGCCCTATTCCTGCTGTAACTCCAGTTGGATTTATTCCTCCAAGAACTTGTCCTACACCAGTGTTTTCTAGTCCTCCTAATAAATATTGATTTTGTTTAGGTTTTCTTTTATTTGTTTTATTCATTTGTTAATAGAAATTTAAATTTAAATTAGACGTAATATGATGTGACCCATCGAATTGTAGTTTGATAAATGCTTGAGGAGAAAATATTCTTCTCAATCCATTTTTATTATATTCGTCTAGATTTTTATCTCTTGGTACTGTTATTCTAAATATGCTAAACTTATTTTTTATATTTAAAGAATTATCATCTATAGATGAAGTTGCATCTTGATAATAGTTTTTAATATTAAATAAATTTACATTTGATTTTCTATATTCATCTAATTCTTGTTGGGTATATTCTACAACATCGTATCTAATATAATTATTGCCATTTGGATTTACTAAAAACTGAATATATGGATTTGTAGTTAGATTAAATTCTTGTTTTAACTCATACAAATTACATTTAGTACTATTTGTGTATGATTTATTGTAATATGATAATGTATGGTCGTTTATATTAAATATTTCAACAGGATAACTAGATAATCTTGTTTCAAAAGCTCCAATAATTTCAGAATATATTAATGAATTATGTGTTATACCTTCTTTAGATTCATCTAATAAAACATATAATTTCCTTTCTTTAAGATCGTAAAAACATCTAGCTCCTACTGTTGTATTATCATTAAAATACTTAAACATTCCTTTGGATAGAGATATTTCTTCATTATCATTCATTAAATTGAATAACGCATTTTTATTAGCGTCAATATAGTATAAATTATCATATCCTCCTGAAACAGCATTTAAATTTTTAATACCAGAGTTAGTTGATAACATTTCATATCTATCAAAATATTTTCCAGTTCCTAATTGAATATCTACATTGTCATTAGTATCTAGCAAAACTCTTGGTTGAGCAGATATAAAAGCTATTCCATTTTCTTGGAAAGCGTATAATTTCCCATTATGATTTATTACTTTTACTATTTCTCCATAACTTCCATCTAAATCTAATGTTTCATTAACTGGAAATATAGCCCAATTTTCTATTTCTTCTCCTGATATTTTAACATTTGAAGCGTATAGTTTAGTTGGATAATCTGTTATTATTTTACTATAATCTATTGGAAAATATTCTTTAATTCTTGGATTTTCATATATTGAAGAAGATATATTTAAAACTTCCTTATCGTCATATTTTATAGATGATTTACAAAAAGAATCATATTCTTTATCTAGAATTTCTTTTGCGCTAATATCACTTTCTATATTATTAGTTGCAAAGAAATCATTTCTATCATAGTCAATTATTCTAGTAGGAACATTAAATACTGTAACGAATTCATTATGTCTAATTAATGCAGCATTTGTATTTGTGATTAATAAATCTTCTCCTCCATCATTATTACACCATACTCTAGGTATTGTAAACGAACCCCATTTCATATCTCCCTGACAATATACTTTGTCACTATTGTTATCAGGAATTAAGATAGGCCTTTCAGTACATATGATATATGAATTATTTATCTTATTATAATAAGAATTGCCACCATATTGATTAGATAACTTATTTCTTAATTGAAACAATATTTGGTATCTTCTATTATATGAAATAGCGGGTTCGTCTGTAGATTTTGTTCTATCTTCAACCATTTTTAGACATTCATCAAAAGTATAGTTAAAAGATGTTGCTATAGTATTAGCATAATTACAATCTAACTGCATGTATTCTATATCACTAATAGAATTTTTTGATATATCCTTACTCCATGGTACAGGATAAAAATCTGCTAATTTACCAGCGTTACTAACTCGTAAGTTATCTCTATAAACATACTCTCCATTATTTTCATATTGTACAAAAGAAGGTGAATATTCAAATGGATCTGATGATATATAATCAGATCTATACATACTACAATTTCTATATTGAGTAATTCCCCAATTAGCATAGTATTGTCTTACAAAATAAGAAGATTGATACCCGAAATTTATTGGTTTATTATCTTTATATACCCCAGTTTGATCCCATTTACTAGATTTGTTTGATCTAGGACAAAATAAAGAGCATGTTGGATCTTTTATATTTTGACTTCCAGCATTTCTTCCATTATAACTTACTACTTCACCTTCATTTAATAAAACATTTTTGCTCCATCCAGTTCTATATGGAAATACAGGATATTTACTATCAAGATCGTCATATGATTCATATGTAGAATCACCAAGCGCTATAAATTCTGTAACACCAGAATTATCCCATCTACTACCAAACATATGTGTTTTATTATACTTAGGATCTTCTGGTCGAGCTAACGCAATACCATTCTCAAGAACGCAATATGGTTTTATATATGAGAAACTTCCTACATATCCAACTGAAATTAATGGTGAATAAAAATATGATATTTGTGCTCTGGTTGGTTTTTTAAAATGTATTGTACTTCTTAATCCAGGAGCATAATTTACATCATTAGCGCAATCCCAATCAAAACCATAATCATTATCAACACTTAATCTACCGCCCCTTATAAAGAAGTAATCATTAAATACCGTTGTACTTCCTGAACTTGGATATCTAATTGGAACATCATATTTTTTTACAAATTCATTAGATCCAGTAGTATTCTCATTAGCAACAACAATATCCTTCATTATTTGATACGGCAAACAAATATTATTTGAAGAAACGTTTTCAAAGTCTCTATCCATAATAAAATTACCATTTGCGGTAAATTTAGCAGTTGCTGAATTAGGCCAATCTGGATCATGAGGAGCAGTAGAAGTCAAAGATCCTAATGGTTTATCAACTCTATTACAATCATTATTGGTAAATCCAGGAACGCATATTGCAAAATCTACTATATTGCTGTTTTCAGGCGTTCTTTTAACATAACAAATATCAAAAGCCCTAATTCCTTTATTATAAAATTTATCTTGATTTAATAATTCAAAATAAACATTATATAAAGAGTGTCTAAAATAATCATATTTTAATTTACCTGTAGGATTAATAATGTTTAAAGGGTTATATTCTGGAAATGTATAATCGCACACCCATTTAACAGGAGATATATTCATGTATTCATCATAAAATACTATTCCAAATCTATATGTTTCTCCAGCTACAAAAGATCCAGATTCACCATCTGAACCTCCTTCGACTACCATTTTTATATTTTTCCCAGCAGCTCCTTCAACAATATTTCCATTTATATCGTTAAATACTTCTTTAAACAAACCGTAAGAAGATGTATTTAATATACAATTAGAATCTTCTTCAACAGATGTATAATCATTAGCTGTATATGGTAAACCACTATTTATTGTAATTACAGTTTTAGAAGAATTTTCTAATGATTCTCTGTAAACACCATTTACTCTTCTAGGATTTATAACTTCTACATTATTAGATGTATAATCTAAAATATATGAGTATGCTCTTACATCAAAGTTCTTATCACTTAAAAAATCGAAGTTATCATATGATTTTGCATTTCCTAAAACAAGTCTATTATATATAGAACTAATTGTTTTTGGTTTTATAGTGTTTTTATATAATGAATTAAATTCTTCTAATGATATTTCTTGGAGGAATGAATTACCGTCATCAAAAAGTATTATTTGTTCGTAATTAGTAGATGCGTTGATTTTTTGTTTTTGTATTAATTGTACAGAAATATCATTATCTAAATATTTTATTCTGTAAACATATAAATAATTTAATTTACTATTGTTAGAATCGTTATTAAATAAATTAACATCTATTTTAATTTGTTTATTATTAGAATTATTTTTATTTATAGTGATTTTATTTGATATATAAGATGGATTTGTAGTAATACCTTGCTCTGTTGATTGCAATATCATATATTGATATTCACCATATTTTAAAGTAGAAGAGCCTTCAACTAAATCCGTAATTATATATAGAGGTTTAGGTTTAGGAGTTGAATCAGATATTTTTTCAACATATGGTTCTCCAAGTTGATTTTTATCTATTGTTATGATTCTCATTTGATTTTCTCCATCTACAAAATAAATTTTATCTTTATTTCCTTCTATAATGGAAACAAAATCTATGTTTCTACCAATAGATTCTTTTGGACCTTTCCAATTTTGATCGTTTGATGATTCTAAACTAACATACAGTGGAGATGCAGGCCATACTTTTAATTCTCCATCATTATCTGTTATTGGTATTACAAAATACCCATAATTATAATATGTGATAGGAGGTATCATATGAGAGATTGTTCTACCATGTACAAACAAAACAACTCCATTAGTTATTTTTGCTTGGCCTAAAATACCTTTATCGGTATCTATTACAATTATTGGAGTTTCTATAAGGTGTTCTCCGTCAGAGTTCGTTATACAGAAGTTACTTCCATTATTTACGATTTTTATATTCATGGCATCATAATATTGATTAGGACTTCTTTTATCGAAACCCATATCTTGATTCATGCCTTCTGTATATCCTAAATTTAATTTTGCCATTTATTATTTAATGTTTTGTATTATATTCAAATATATTGCCAGAAGAATTACCATTAGCACCCCATGACGGAGCTGAGTTTAACGCTTGTCCATATGTGTCAAATGTTCCATCAACAGCTCCTCTGCCACGAGCAGTTCCTCTAGCTGGTATTAATGTAAACATAGTTCTAGCTATCATATCTGCTTTTTCAGGAGATAATTGAGCTAAACTGTTTTGTGCTTTACCAGCATACCAAGCATATTCTTGTTTTGCTCTATTTAAAGCATTTTGTATTCCTCCATTATATCCATCTATATCAGCTAAGATAGTATAATATTGTACTTTAATATAATTTTCTAATGCAGATAAAAAGTTTTCTTCATTAGGAATGACGGGAAATCCTTCGTCATCTAATCTTAACATGCTTACATATACTCTAACATGTCCTTTTTCTACATTAAAAATTATTCTGTTATTATCTACTTTATATTCAATGTCTCGTCTTGTAATTCCTATTTGTGGATAATCAAATAAAGCCTGATCATCTTGTTCTGCCGACATGTCAACTTTAAAGTCTCTTTTATCAGGTTTATCAGGATTGATTTCGTACACTCTAGATACTGCAAACGTTCCTCTTGGAAGTGGCGCAATATGATTTATTATAGGCAATTCAATGACTGTATCATCTAAAATAAATGGAGAACCCATAAGCCGACAAAATTGCATTGTGTAACTTGCAATCTGTTGCTCATCTAGATTCTCCATCAATTTATTTCTATATAATCTTACGATGATTTCCTTGAATGTAGTATAAACTAATTCGTTGTTCATTTATTATTATTTTTTACATATATAAGTTTCTCTAATATCACAATTAAGAAATCCATTATTTTCTTTAAGATGATTAGCTAACTTCTTTTTTATTGTTTGACTTGGGAAAAATCTTATTAAAGATCTCCCTGAATCAAATCTACTAGGTATTCTGTATTTTATTCTATATACATAACCTCCTGTATGGTCATTAGTATGTCTTATTAATATCTTTTTCTTTTTAGCATCCTCATCCTCTTTCCATAACTTATTCGTTTCAAACCAATCTACAGGATAAAACATTCTTTGTTCTCCTTTGTAATTACTTACTACTTTACATTTATGTTTCATTAAATATACTTCACCAGAATTAAATGGTAATCGAATTCTATAGTTTGGTTTAAATAATTCCTCTATAAGTCGTTCTAAAAAATCAGATACTATATTAGAATATTCAGTTTCATATAATCCTTTTGTTTTACCAAATTTAATTCTATAATATTTAAAGAAATCTTTATGGTTTAAAGTTTCATCCTTCGGCCTGTCTTTGAATAGATCCTGGAATGTCTGGTTTTCCATCGTTCAATTTATCTTCTGGAATATTGATTCCGTTAATTAATTCATTTAATATATCTTTATATATAAGATCAGCATCACCATAAGATAAAGGATAATTCTCGTCTATGTTTTCATCAAATTCCTTAAGTTGTTCTGTATCTTCAAAACACGCTCTAAGAATAACTTGTTGTAATCTTTGAAAGGCTACATCTTCAGAAACAACATAAAGATAATTATCATAATCTATGTATGACATTGGCCTTACGAAATTTTCATATTGATAATACGAAGAAAGTTTTCTTGTTGTAAATCTAAACGGTCTTCCTATTTGATCTATTGAAGATACGGAGTCTACCAATAAACCATTAAATACTGTATAAATTATTTTAGGAACAGGTTTTGTGCTTTTTAAAAGCAATTGACCCAAAGGTCTGTCTACTCTTTCTAAATCCAATGTAATATTAGAAAACCATTCATGATTAGGAATAGAAGTAGATTGCTTCATCTTTTCTTTAATTAAAGCAACTCTTTTGTCTTCTATTAATTGTTTTATATAAAGATCTGGATATTTATAATCGTCGGAATAATCTCTAAGATATTCTTTTATTGCGTATATTAATTTTGTAATATCCATTTATTTTCAATTTTGCAAATATACAATATTTTTTTTAATTATGCAAGAACTTTAACATTTATTTTCGTTTTCTCTTGCCTATTGTTATTTTTTTCATGTATAAAACTTTACTATATGGATTGTGATTTACAATATCTATATAATAATCCCATTTACCATATCTTATAAATAAGAATTTTTTAGGACGCTCTTTATAACCAACAATAGATAATGAATCTATTACGTTTAATTTTAAGTCATAATCTTTAGGATATATATTTAAATCTAAATTAATCCAATGATTATGTATTCCTATTTTTCTTAATGAATCAGATACGTATATTAATGAGTCTTTTGTAATATATTCTATTTCAGTTTTTACATGAGTTATTGATTCTGCTGTTTTTAATCTGATTTTTAAATCTTTGATTAATTCTAGATCAGCTTTTCTAAAGTCCTTCATTTCTGATAAAGTATAATTTAATTCTTTTATTTCAGAAACATTAATACTATCCCTAATTTTATAATTACGAATAGTATCATTTAAGACATATTCATTTTTAGTTAATCTAGTATTTTCGTCTTTAGTTTTCTTTATAGTATTACTCATTATAAAGATGACTCCACATAAAATTGCTATTGTTATTATTAAATATTTTTTCATTTTTCTATAGTTATTTCTATATCTTTTTTATCCTTTAATAATTCAACTAATTTTTCTTCATATGGAGTAGAGTTTAGAACCATTCCTTTAACTTTATTTTCTCCAACTAAAATACAACCAGAAGTATCTTTAACGCTATTTCCTCTATGGATTAATATTCCATCAAACATAGGAACATTTAATAATCTTGGTAGTAATCTTTTAAATTTAGGAGAAAAATTAACAATTACCTTATATGTGCCATATGGAATTGCTGTTTCATTAGGAATCTTAACACCATCTGGTCTAACTGGATTTTCAAGAGTATCACAGAAATATACACCATCGACATATAATTTGCCAATGGTGTATACCTCTGCAAAAAACTCCCTTTTAACTAGAAGTTTTATCATTTGGTATCGGTATTTCAGGAAATAATTTCTTATGTCTCTCTATTACCGGGCAATTATAACCACTTATAATATGCTCACATATCCCGCTAATATCTAATGCGGATTGCAGTTTTTCAGAATATTCTTCTAAATCAAATCTATCTTTAAAACAATTTTTAAGATCTATACTAGATTTTAGAATTTCAGATTCTAATGTTTTAATTTTAGCTTGTAAATCAGCTATTTCTTGTTTCTGACTATTCATTGTTTCTTTTAAAACACTAATAGATTCTTTTAAATTCTTAATTGCTATGCTATCCGCCTCTTCTTCAGTTTGTTTTTTATAACTCTTACTAGTTAATACAAATTTAGCAAGAGAAATTAAACCTGCTATTCCACCAACCGCACCAAAAATTGATAGAATAGTTGTTATCATTTTTTAACATCTATTTTATTATCATTTTTTATTTTCTTTATAATATAATATATATGATACCATAATGTTCCAGCTCCTATTAAAGTAAATATAACGATCATAGGAATTTCGTTCCACGAATAAGCTATAGCATTAGAAACAAGAGCAATAAATAAAATACAATAAAAAATCTCAAATGCTGCTTGAGTCATAAGACTCAAAGACTTAAATTTATTTATAAACCAATTCATTTTTTATATTATTTTTACGATATATCAGTACAAACATAACCATCAGTTTTTGATGTTGCAGAGAAATTCTTTGTAGATATTTCTCCACTTACAAGTTCTGGATTTCTCATATATGATTCTCCAGTTAAAGTTAAAACTTGTAAAAATTCATTTTCGCCATCTATAAGTCCATCTACTGTACAGTTGTCGTATTCTCCATTATTAAGATTTACATTAAAACTACCAGTAACATGTGTCGTTGGATCTAAATCTGATTGAACTAATGATAATTTCCAAGTCATATTATCACCATCTCCGTCTAATGGAGTTAATTGCCCAACAGATACAGTATATTCAGAAATACCTTCTTGTTGTACAATTAAAAAGAAATCTTCATAAGTGTCGGTTCCTATAATTCCAGAAACATCATGTTCTGCAGTATTATAATAACATCTTAATCTAAGTTTTCCAGATCTTTGCGCACCTGTATTTTGCGTAAATGTTACTGTTAACGATGTTTTATATCTTTGTGAAGCACCAGGATCTCCTACGATATCATTCCCACTTGTCCATGTTCCGCTTCCAGATATAACACCTGTCCAAGAGTTTGTATTTTGAAAATTTAACACTAAAGGATATGATGCTTGATCTATTTGCGTTATTTCTAATTTCTTAAAATTAACATCTAAATTAAACACAGCAGATGTTGCTGTTCTATTTACAGATACAACAGTATCGATTCCTATGGCTGCGTTTTTATTGTTAATATATGAATACGGTCCATAACCATATTGTTTTACAATAACATTTCTAGAAATTTTTGGAGAACCAACGTTTGTTGATATATTTATTGTTCCGTTTCTTGTTTTTCTGCCATAAAAAAAATCTGTTGAACATGTTACTACACCAGATGCAGTACCAGATGCTGGAGTGTATTTTAACCAATTTTCAGCCATAATTTATTTTATTAAGATACAGTCCAACTAGTGTTGGATGTTACATTTATTTTACCTTCATCACCAGATGCAGTACCAGATGCTGGCAGTGTTATAGAAGCAGGAGAAACACTTAAAACAGCATCTCCTCCAGCTTGTGTAATTGTTGCCTCAGCTGCCGTACCTGAGCTAGGAGTTACTACAATAACACACGATTTAGCGTCTATCGTTAAATTGCTAGGAACTGTTATGCCTACACTAAAAGAAAATTGTGCTGTAGCACCAGGATCTCCTGTTATATTAGAACCATTACTTACAGACGTGGAATTAGCTGTGTATGTAGTAGGTATTGTAGCAACTATACTACCTCCAGCTTTTAAAGCAAATGTAAGCTTAGGAGAGTTCGACGTTCCTGTCATAGTAATAGTACCGCCATTTTTAGTAGCTGCATAAGAAGATTGAGCCCATGATACGAATTCTGCTTTAGCTGTTTGAGTAGCAGTAAATGTGGCAGATTTTGATCCGCCAGCTGTCACTGAAAATGTAACGATTCCAACTCTATTTGTTCTACCTGTGTGTTTTGTTACTGTTATTATAGTATTAATAGATCCTCCAGTTGCCGGAGAAGTAGAAACCCACGCAACATTAGACGATGAAGTCCAAGTTGAGTTTGTAGTAACTGCGACAGTATGTGTCCCACCAGCTTGCGTAAATGTAGCAGATATACCACTAAGAGATAATGTAGATGCTCCTGCTGCTTGAGTAAAGGTAATAGTTTTAACTAACCCAGTACTTCCAGCTCCCGCTGTTAATGTAATTGTTCCTGTTCTTATAGATATTGTTGGGTTAGCTGTAAAGCTAATAACACCAGAAAAATCAAATTGAGATTTAGCTCCTGGGTCGTTAGGTATATTAACATTGTTTGTTGCAGTAGAACCGTTCACAGTATAGCTATCTGGAACACTAGGATTTAATGTTCCTGCTGTAGATACAGTCCAATTTATTTTAGAACTATTAGACTGTCCGCTAATAGTATAAGATGTTGCTGTAGCGCCTACAGATGCAATCATTGGTACTGTTATAAACTCAGGTGACGCTGTTTGATTAACAGTATATGTTTTAGCGTCTCCAACAGATGGTGTAACAGTAACTATTGTAGTCCTTGCTACACGTCCAGTATGCTGTGATGCTGTATTAGAAATAACTCCATTACCAGTGCCTGATAAAGGAGTTGGTGATAACCATGAATCAAATGCCATTTTTATTCATATTTAATGTTAAATCCTTCAAATTTTTCTAATTGTTTAGGAATAGTTTGTCTTTCTTTAAGATATATATCAATAGATATTTGTTTTAATTCAGGAAGATTAATTTTTTCTAATGTTTCTTTTGTATAAGCAAATGTTCTTCCTTTTAAGATACCATCTGGATCATATGCTATATATCTATTCTTATCGTCTTTATAGACGTTTACATTTATTTTCATTTTACGTTCCAGTCAATATTAGTGTTTACTTCAACATATTTCTCATATATGTCATTGAATCCAAAGTTTAATTCTATTGGATTTATATCAAAATGAACTATACTTTCATCATATATTTTTTCTAAAGAATCTTCATCAATTCCATGTCTTTTTATACATTTAGAAATTTTATTATACTCAAAAAATTTCTTTACAGATTCTTTATCTTCTTCTGTTTCAGCTTTATCAATAAAGTACTTTAAGAAAAACACATAATAAAATGCAGCTAAATATGTAGATACATCTAATTTAGAAATATATTTTCCATATACTTTTCTAATTTCTATAGATCTATTTACTATTCCATCTAAATAATATGAATAGTAATGATTACATTCTAATATATATTTAGAAAGAAGCATTAATTCTATATCTGTAAAATCTTTTATTAATGAATTTAATAGTTCATATATGTTTATAGACGAATTATATTTAAGCACCATACAATTTTGATTGTCCTTACAACATTCGTCGCATAATATAAATCTAGAATAATCAATTAAACTCTGGAGCTTATCTTTAGGTAATTCAGTCATTTTGTAAGTTTAATGTTTTAATTTTTCTTGTTGCAATTGCTCATGTTTTTCATTAGATATTTCTCTAAAATTAGATTCTATATCGTAATTCAAAGCTGTATATATAATTTTAGACGCATAATAATTATCTAAATTATCACCGTCTTTATAATTAGTAATCCATCCATTTTTATCAGACGGAACAGCTGTTTTAAAAAGCTTTTTTATTTCTATTTTCATAATAAATAAAATAAATCATTTAACATATAATAATTTATTGTAATACCCAATTTTTATTAGTAGCAATTGCTTTTTGTTCATCTGTCAATTTAGCCAGATTTGTAGCTCCCAACTGTAATATACGAGCTGTACCTCCTGTATAATCTTTTAATACTGCAATTACATTCATAATAGAATCAACTGTTAAAGAATTGGAATAAAATAATACAAGATTATTTGATATAACAGCATCTGATGCAAAAGTTAAATTTTCTAAAGATGAACAATCAACAAAAACAGAATTGAAATAAGTTGCGTTTTCTGAAGGTCTAAATCCATAAATTGACTTTAAATTAGTACAATTATAGAATGTTTCTAAAAATTCCGTAACTGGTGCTGTTTCTAATGTTATCGACTCAATATTTAAAGAATAACTAAAAGCAGCATTAAGTAATGAACAATTAGGAGCCTTTATTATAATGTCTCCAAATAATGAATAACAATTTTTAAAAGAACCTTGTAAACTCATTGTAGCTAATTCTTTGTTATTAAATGGAATTTCCTCTAAAGAAAAACAATTAAAAAACAATCCTCCAATATTAGGTTTTACTGTAAAATCCATACTATCAGGAACTCTTCTTATATTTTTCCATCCTGAAAATATATTTGCAACATTATTAGGTAATGGTAAATCGGGTATATAATTATATGAATAGAATTTATATGCAGGCCCAACAAACGCTGGTATTGTATTCCATGTTTTGAATACTTCTGCATCAGATTGAAACATTTGTAACATATCGTCTTTTTGCCAATCTCCATGACCTTCGATAATGGCTGTTTTCAATGAAGTGCTCCACGGATCTTCTGGAACAGATACATTAACAGTTACTTTAGAAAGGGCATCATATCCAGAGTCTGGAGTTATTTCTGTTTGTGTATTTTCTAATATTGATATTGTTTTATCTTGATATACTGGAGGAGGAAGAGATACATTAGTAGTTATACTGACTTTAGATAATCCATTAAATTTATCATTAGGAGTTACTATTGTATTTCCATTCTCCGTTATTTCTACACTTTTTTCTTGAAGTTTAGCACCATGACCGTCTTTATAAAGGATTAAACATCCTGCACTCATTTTATTTAGTTTTAAAGGTTAAAAAATAAGGGGAGAATCTGATGAATAATCAACAGACGCTCCCCAGATTTTAATTAAACAAAATATAAATTATGATACTAAATTTCTATTATACTATATCAGTTGGAAGGCTTGTCTTAAGAACTGTATTAATAGCTCCTGTCAAAGCATTCTTCTTTGCGGCTGCAATTGTAGAATCAATTGCTAATATATAAGTTGTTGGGATAACCGTTTCTTCTGTAACAAATTCACGAGCTTCATAGTAGATAGTAAGCATATCGTATGTTCCAGCTGCATTAGCAAGCAGATCTGGATGGAACGATTCCAATCCAGCGGCCCAAGGACGATCAGGAATACTATAACCATATGTGAACCCCTCAAGTTCTGCTACAGCTTTACCAACACCCCGTCCAGCTGTTGCGCCGGTATGAGATGTTTTGGTGATATTTACTACTTCTGTAACTTTGAATGTAGTTTGCTTATATGGTTTCTGATACAAATTCCAATTCTTATTTCCAGCTGTTAGAGTTATAGCGGCTCCTGATGCACTAGCTACAATAGGTGCATCAAATTGAATTGATACAGAAACGTTAAATGCATTAGTCAAAGCAGTTGCTATCTGAGCAGCCGTCTCTCCACCTTCTGCTGTATAAGCGGCCATTGGGAATACAGCATTTACAGATGAAGGAACAGATCCAGGATTCTGCATTACTATAAACGAGAAGTAATCTCCTTTAGCAGCTTTTGCAGCGGCTCCTGGGATAACTACAGTTAAAGTATCAACTTGATTAACTGGAGCTACATACTTCTTATATGTTGCTTCCTTAACCCATTCAGGTCTTATAACGTTAGAAGCAAGAGTTGAACCCCCGATCTTATAAACGATATAACCACCTTTTGGATCAGCAGTATTCCCACCAGCAGTATTAAATACATATCCTTGACCGGCTGTTAAAGTATCAGCTGATGTAGGCGCAGTTGCAGGAAGACTAGTTACAACATATGTTCTTGTTGTGTTTTTACTAATATCCATTATTATTTTTAATTATTTGTTTGTCTTGTTAACATTGTTTGTTGAGCTATTGTAACAGCAGTTTCTACTATATTATACCAAACTGTTTTATCTAAATCACAAGTGTTGTTTTCCAGATCAATACTAGATGGAAGATCTACGAATGACCATTCATATACTATTTTTATGTTAGAAGACATATCTTTTGTAAGTTTTTCATAAGAATTATTTACAAATAATTCATCTTTACATCTATATGCAAATCTAGTATCCGGAATTCTAAATGGATTTAATTTTAAAAATTGATATTTATAATCGAAATTAACTGGTATTACATTAATAACTCTTTTTATTTCTCTTCCACTTACTGGTGTAAAAACAACAGTAACTGTTTCGTAAACTATATTTTTATCTTTAACAGGTTCATACGGATCTATTGGAAATACATTTACTTTATCATTAACATCAGAAACAACTCTAGATGGACTAATCAAATATTGTTGTAAAGTCATGTTGTCGATAAGTATATTGTTACCTTTGTTAATCAGCTTATCTAAAACTAATCTAGCTTTTTCATTTCCGTCAAAAGCCGTAACAAACATTTCCCAGACCTTTATTTGAGCTTGATCTAAGAAAATTTGTATTTCCTCTTGTTCAAGACCAGGAGCGTTATTTGCATTTTGAGAATATAACAACTCAAAGATTTCTAGGAAATTAAATTCATCCATTATTTTCTGTTATTAAGAGTTTGTAATCTATCTTTCAAAGGAAGGACTACTGGTTGGTTTTTCTTGTCTTTTAAGAAATTTATAGCATTTTCATATGTGGCTTGTTCATTGTCAGCTGCAAGAGATATTCCATCAATTGTAATGTATAGACCATGTTTAAGAACCACAAGGCCATTGTTTACTAATGCGCCAAGCAATGCTTTATATTTAAAATCTTTGTCTTTTACAATATCAAGGAAATTCTTAGGATTGGATTCAACCATTTCCATAAGAGTTGTCTTAAGCCATTCTGTCTTACATGAATTAAGAGTGATCTTTTTATTGATTGCAAGCAATACATCAAGCATATCTTCTTTTTCTTGAGATATTTGATAGTATTTAGCATAAGCTTCCGCTTTCACATCGGCCTCTTTAGATCTCTCTATATTAATTTCGTCTTCACGAACCATATAATATTTAATACTAGCCACACGATTGCGTCCCTTATATGATGGAGCAACTAGATCTGGATATTGAAGAAGAATTTTGTATCTAATATAATCCATTGGCTGAGCCAAATCTAGTGTTACATCAGCTTTTTTAAGCATTACATAACATCTATCCCAAAATTCATTTTCATGCTCTGAAAGACCGCCTTCTTCAAGATTCAACATCTTTTCAAGAGCTTCTCTTTCTTCTTGAGAGTCAAATGGAGATACAACAGATTGAATATCATGCGGAGACATCTTCGCACATAATCTATCCATTGTACCATCCAACTTGCCCCCATATAATACATGGTCTTTATCAATACCAGGAATTTCTTTAAATAAAAATTTTACAGTAACCTTACTTTTAGGTAATTCAAATTTAGTATCACTCATTGTTTTATATTTTTATTACAGTAGTATAGAAGGAATCAGAGTTGCTGTTCTAGAAGGATCTTTAACTACAGCAGCGAAGTTAGTCATACGAGAGAACGTTGCAGAGTCTTCATCCTGACCAGCATTCTGGTTGTTAATAGCTCCAGTAAACGGATTACGGAAACCGAAGCGATACATAACTAAATCTTCCCAATTACCACCTTGTACTTTCTGAATATTAGGATCTGTCTTGTCGCCTATATAAAGAATATCCATACGATGAGATTCAGCAAGAGAACCATCAGACATATAAATCTTATTTCTCTCACGATCATCATACATAGGATCGACGTTCAGAGTCAGATGAATATTATTAGGTCCAAGCCATTCAGTGAACTGAACACCAGCTTTCATAGCGTTCTGATGCAGTTCAGACTGAGTCTTAGCATATACGGGAGGGTTGAACGGAGTCAAATCTCTCCAATATGTAGCAGCGGCAGCAACTTCACGGTTGAAGTCAATAGCTCCAAATTCACCTGTATTCAAAATGAATTTACGTTCAGGGAATCCCATACGACCAGCTACCATAGCCATCAGCAAGTCTTCCAACATTCTCAAAGAGAACTTGTTCATAGCAAACATATTAGATACAGACATCTGTTCACGGATACCGGAACCTGCCTTAATTTCATAGTTGCTCTTTCCAAGATTGTGGAAGCGACCTTTATCATCGCGGTTTGTTCTACCAAACAGCAATGCTTTAGCCTTCATTTGCTGGAATTCTACGTTAGCCTTCCATTCTACCAGGCCCATCCATGTGTTGAACGTCTTAACTTCAGTACCAGTCATATCAGTGATAGGAATCTGAATATCATAAGCTACTTTAAAGTCAGCAGCATTGCCGGGAACTTTAATAGTCTGACGGATATGCGTAAAGCTATTACGCATTGAAGTGCTGGATGTGTAGCTAATATCACCACCTTTGATAGACATGGCTTCCTCAACAGGAGAATAATCTTTAGAGAACAACTTTCCTGCTACAAGTTCAGCTCCAGGCATTCCCTGCGGTATATTACCAAATAGCTTAACCGAGTAAACAAAGTTCATTCCTTCCTGACGAGGTTCAGCAAGAATTTGCAATGGATATTGCTCATTCTTTTCACCTACGATAACATAGGTATCAGAGAAATACTTTTCACCGAAAACAAGCTCAAAATCACTCCAGTTTGCGCCTACGTTTTCATCATCAGCTTCTACAACAGCACCTTTATATCTTGCTTCTACAAGCGGAATATTACGAGTGCTAGTACCAATTAGGTTCCAGTAGAAATCATCAGTAGTCTCTTTCTTAATTGTTGGAAATTGACTCAGATAGGTATCAAGATTCTGATAACCAGACTGAGACAAAATTTTAGTGAAAATAGGAGTCAGTAACTGAGGTCTGCTCCCAAATACGTTACCGAAATAGTTTTTATCTGTAAAACCAGACCACGATTTCGCTTCACGCATTACCATTGAAGGTGTTCCTATTAATGCCATTTTTTAAATAAATGTTTATTTGTGTTATTTGTTTTTATATCTTATCTAGAAAACTAAAATCCTTATCTTCGTTTTTAGATGTTCCTTTCTTTTTTAGAATGTCACCAAGTTTCGTAGCTTCTTTTGTTTGAATTGTTTTAGAAATATTTTTAAAATCTCTAAAACCATTTGTTAATTCATAGAATAAAGCAACCCTTGCTTCAAAATCCACAGGGTCTTCCATTCTATCTTTAGCAATCTTATTATATTGATTGCCATAATCATCTACGCCAACTGGTTTAGTAAGTGTTTCAAAAGCTCTATTTCTTACTCCTTCAGAAATTTTCATATTATCTATTTTTTCAATAGACTTAATTTTTCCCTGAATACTTTCAATAGTCTTTTGCATTTCTTTGATTTGTTCTTGCTGTAATCTTTCGTTCTCTTTTTTCTGTCTTTCAAGATATGTTGCAGCTTCTTCTTTTAGTTTATTCAACGCATCCGTTGTCTTTTCTATGGCTGTACTAGAATCGTTAATTACAGAAGCCAAATCTTTAGCTTCTTTTTCGTCCATTCCTTTAGAAAGGTAGAATTTTGTCAGAATATTTTCTCTTAAAGATGATTTTGTTTCAATATCTTCTATTGAAATGCTTGAATAATCAGCAATCTCTTTTTGATTAAGAATAATATCTTCTTCTGGAATTCCATTTCTAAAAGCTTCTAATACGATTTTTTGTTGTTCTGTTAAATCTTTGAATTCATTAGCCCTTATCGATTCTTGAAATGCTTCATATAAATCATCTTCGGACTTAATATTTTCATAAGAATCTAAGATTCCTTTTTTATACAATTCATTAGCAAACTGATTGAAAAGAAGTTCTTCGTCTGATAATTCTTCGCCATCATCAGAATCGTCTCCTTCTTTATTATCGTCTTGATCCTGATCTTCAGTGTCGTCATCGATATTCGAATCGTTGTTTGCATCAGGAGGTGTAGAATTATTATCTATTACATCAGTTGTGTCAACTGTATCTAATAGAGAATTAATATCTACATCTTCTATTTTAGTGTCAAAATCCATATTTGTTTAAATATTAATATTTTTATTTTCTAGAATTATCTTTTATTTTATTAGCAGATAATCTGGCTATTTCTCGTTTCATATTAGTGTCATACATTTTTGCTTTAACACTTTCTTTTTTGACGTTAATATCCTCTTTTCTAATATCGCTATCTTTACCGGCTATTTGTAATTTAGTATCGTTATCATTATCATTCTTGTATTTTTCCATCTCAATGCTCAATCTCTTTAATTCAAGCTCTGTTTCTGCTATTCTTTGATTAGCTTCAATCTGAGCCATGATACGCTGAGTCTCTTGTTCCTGAGCTTCTTGGGCCATTCTTCTTTGCATCTCTTCTGCAGCTTCTAATTTGTTAATTTTATCTGCTATACTATCTGAAAGAAGAACGTCAATATAAGTTGATATTGAACCGCCGTTTTGGATAGATGCTTCTGCTAATTGTTCTATTCTTTGATTAATCTTTAATATCTTATTAGAATTAATTACTTGTATTCCATAATCGGCTTCAGCAAATTCGTCTCCATCTATTTCAAATAACTGAATTTCTCCATCATCTAAAATATATTGAGCCATTATTTTGTTGCCTTTAAAAGCTAATTTAGCTGTTTCTAGGAATCCTGTTAATACATCCTTTATACAAAGTTCATGAGTTGCATAATAAAGTTCTGTATTGAAAGAAGATTGAGATATTGCTCTTTCTACCCCTCCTACTGTTTCTCTACTATTAATTTGTCCTTCTCTTTGTTTAGTAATACCTGAAAGATCAGCTATTTCACTTTTAATATATTCTAATAAGTTTATACATTGTTGAATCATACCCCCAAGTTCCATGTCTATGACACGACCTGTTTCTAATTGACCAGCTAACGCTCCTGTGCGATCACCTTTTTTATTTTCATTAAATCCATTAGTGAACATAATGTTAGTGTCGTTGAGGTAATACATCCACTTATCAACAGTCCATGATTCAGGTTTTGTATTAATATCTATTAATGCTACCTTACCAATATTTTTGGCAATTAATTTGTTTAGTCTATACCAAACAACATCATACATATATTGGAATGGCTTAAGCATTTCAACTAATGATACAGCTCTTGTGTTCTGTATATTATATACACGTCCAATAATACCTGGATGACAAATAGATGGGTTGTTAATACTATTATATTGTACTGGTTTAGGCCTCATTCTAACGAATATATCATTCATTATTTTGGTGCCTTCCCACCATTCATTAACCCATAAAGATTCATAGGTTTCTCCAGCTTTTGTATCCGGTATGTATTCAGCGCTCATAATCTTATACTGAACATCACCATATTCATCGAAATATTTAACCTTTTTAACTTCTTTTAAAGAACGCCAAAAAGCCCTTAACACTCTTATATTACCATTAGCATCATAAGATGATATATAAGGACTTCCTACAAAATCTTGAGATCTCAATAGATAATCCATATCAGATTGAGTAATACTCATTACATTTGCATATTCCTGGTCGTATGATTGACCTCCTGCTGTTGCAGAAAAAGGCTGTGTTATTCTTTTAATTTCTTCTTCTGAAAGATCTTCGTAATATGTATCTATAATTCTACTAGGATTCCAATATTCATCTATACAGATTACATCAGAATCTTCTATTCTAGAAGACATTCCGCTTCTAAAAGTATATACATACAAAGGATTAATTATTTCTATTTTAGGTTCTCCATTATCAATGTCGAGATTATAAATCTCTTCACCCATAATTAAAGCATGTCTAAACCCTTCAGTAAATAAATTATTAAAATTGTATTTTTTAGAATAGTTATTAAGAATTCTATTAACTCTTATTTCTCTTCTATCTTGCCAAGAATAATTATATTTCTTTTGAATTTTTTCTAATCTTTCTCTTAATTGATCGTCTGGAATAGAACTATCCTGAACTAAATTTTGAAGTTCTCTATTTAATTCAAATTTCAATTCTTCTTCTTTTTGCGAAATAGCATCAGGACTAGTTACTATAGCTATATAGTCAGCTCGTCTTGCTATTTCTTCACCAATCAATGTATTAAGCTTAGAATTTATTATAGGATGATGTTGTATTTTTTCAGGAATAAAATCTGCATCTAATTGATTAGGATTAAGTGTTCCCATCAAATCTTCATAATCAAGCATATTGTTGATTAGATTTGTGCAGATCAATTTCGTTCTAAAGAATGTTCTAGTATCTCTAGAATTCCATCTATTCCTACTATCACACGCATTTACACACTGTATTCTCCATTCTTGATCCTTTTTATTAAAAGGAATGGCTTGTTCGGGTAAATTTACGTTAAACATCTAGTAATTTTATTTAATTTTTTGCAAATATACGAAAAAAAATAATACAAGTCAAGTGTTTTGAAAAATTTTGTGGGGCTTTCTATAGTAGAATACCTAAAAACGTATTCCCATTGACTTGTATTTTTGGTCATAATTTCTACTGAAGAACTCATCTTGTTCTATTGATTGTTTAGGGCTTTCCATATTATTTATTTGTTCATCTATAATTCTATGTCTATCTTCTACTAAAATCAATAACATAATTAATGAAAATATTCGGTCATAGTTGCCGTGTTTTGGATTATATTTAATAAGTTCTTCAAGTAGCCCTTTAGACTTTATTTTAAATACATTAGATATATTTGCGTCTTCTCCATAAGCTTCTTCTAAAAGCCAATTTAATATTAAGTTGATGCCATAATTAATTACAGCTGTTGTTGTAGTTGTTCCGTATTTTCTATTTCCAGTTCTAATAATAGATGTGCCTGCTTCATCCTTCAATGATTTAGGTGTTTCAGCTAAAAGATATAACGATTTGACTTTTTCATAATAACTAAACAAACCTTTTTTATTTTGCTCATAATTATTTACAGCATTATAATACATAGTTAATCTTCTAGTTATTTCATAAAAATCTTTTGTCAATCTTCTTCCAGTATATTCCGCTACTATTCTTCTAGTCCAACTATCCATTATAAATATAGACCCTAAAGAAACAGTATCAACAACCTTATCATCATCGTATGTATCTGTTCCGGCATAATACCTATTCAGAAATACATTACCATTAGAATCCTTTTTAGGTTCTTCATATATTTCTACAGCACCATCTAAATCCATTGATTTAAGGGCTGGGAAATTACGAATAACTTTATTTGAATCTACCGGATATGTAAACACACTTCCGTTTGAATCTACTCCTAATTCACATGCTAATGTCTTGTCAGCTTCTTTATAAGATTGGGTTTGTATTTCTATTAATCTTTCTTTTAAATCATTAATAGGGAATATATTTGAATTATTAGATGAAAACATTTCAGATGGCTTAAGAGGATAGTTTGTAAGTTCACCGTCTATGGCTTTCATAGATTTTGCTTTACGTTTAATCTCTCTTCTTTTCATATAATGGTCTACAGCTTCTTTGATCTTTGTATTTCCATTTTCATCTTTATATGATCCATCCATATAATAAGCCGGAACAAACCATCCTATTTTCCCAGAATTTTCATAAATATCATCAAAAGCCAATAATGTATTGGCTTCTGGATCTCTAAATAGAATTTCAGATTCTACAATTTTATCCATATTACCACCAGTCCCTATATATACAGTTGTTCCAAATCTATTAGTACCATCGGTAACCATGGTAGCTTCGTTAGAAGCATGTACTTGTAATACATTTTCTAATAGACCAACCTCTTCAACAACTATAATATTAGGTCGTGTACCAGCTGCTGCTTCTGGATTTGTTACAGTAAATGTAACATGTTTTATATTAGACATAGAACCCTTTTTAACCCATTCTCCACCAATTTTTTTTAGATATTCGTTTCTAAAAGCATTATTGATGTTATTAGATTTAAGAGTTCCCATATGTTCTTTGTAAAAAGGATGTTTAGTATATCCACCTGGACCAGCTAAATTATTTAATGCCAATTCCGTTTTATCTAATATATCTTTAGATTTTGCAGTATTGGCAGCTCCTACAAGTATTTCTACTACACTAGGATTCTCAATACTTTCTTTATTATATATTCGCGCTCCATCAAATAACCATTCATGTAAAACAACTCCAACACCTGTAAGATATGAATTGTGTGTTACAATAAAGTCTCCTGCTAAAAAACAATGATCTTTATGTTCAACTGTTATGCATTTACATTTTCTTCTTCCAACATATTTTATATCAACAATTGTAGTATAATCTATTTTACTTCTTTGATATTTAGAAATTCTAGATACTATTTTTTCGTTTTTTCTATCTAATTTAGAAATGTTTTCGTCGGTATAAATATAAACATTATAACAGTCTCTACAATGCACAAAATTGCCATCTTTATCTTTATAACTTACATTTTCTTTTTTAGACTTTTTACAATTATATCCAAGACTTCTAGCTAAGAAACAAACATCATCAGCTAATTGCTCTGACGTTGTATTGTAACTAGGAGTCCCTCTTGATTTAGTGACAGTGCCATCAGAGTCTATTAAACCCTTTAAAAGTTCTAATCTTGTTTCTTTGTCATTAAAAAGATATTCTTTAGGAATTGATTTTTCATAAGAATATTTGCCATAAAGATTATATTTATTTAAAATATCTTTTATGTTTTCAAATTCCAATGAAATATGTTTACCTTCCTTTAATTCTGAAATACTATAAGGAATATTAGATTTTAAAATTTCATAGTCTATTTTATTTATTGTAATTTGTATTTTGTTTTTTGAACACGAAGTACAACTACCATTTCCAATTATTATTCCAAGTGTATAAGGGTCTAAATTGATATTTTGTTTAGGAAAATCAACACATCCATTAACTGGAATTCTATAAACATATTCTTTGCCAGACGGATTTCTATCTGTTATTTTTCTTTCTCTAACATAATCTTTTAACATTTCTTTTGTAGTAGTTATAAACTCGCCTCGTTTTGAGCCATGTTTAATAACTAACCATTCATGATCCTGTCCAGCAATTATTTTTCTTCCATCTTTTAATGTTAATTCATAACATTCGTCTTCTCCATCAAATGGAATTCCTATTATTTTTGTAATACTACCATCCTTTGCGAAAACAGCGTCTCCAACTTGTAAATCTTTAAATAATTTTACCCCATCTGGGGTAATCGTAACACATTGATAATCAATGGGTTTGCCCCCTCCACGGGCTCCTAACAACATCATGTTTTTAGATTGATTTTCATATAAGGGAATTCCCATTGGTTTGTCAAATAGCTGTCTTAAATATTGTCTTGCTGGAATATATTTTTTCAAAGACCCATCTTTCTTATAAATAGATTCTACTTGTAAATCCGCATCATCTTCTAATATTTCGTTTTTTTCAAATTTATCAACAGCTTCTAAACAAGTATATTCGTCATCATCTGAAAATCCAGAAAAACCACGAGCTTCAATAAAATTATAAAAGTATGCCCATTCAAAATCTCTAAGGTATGGTCTAACAATTTTCTTAGGATCTGTTTTTTGCGATCCTTCAGGTTTGTGTTTAATAACTCCAAAATTTACATAAAAATATAAATTAGGAGGCATAAACCTCCATTTTTTACCGCATTCTATTGGCTCTACTGGATTATTTACGTCTATATGATACTCTGAGTCATCTATACTCCAAAAGCCTTCTATACAGCGTTTTTTATGCAATCTCCAGTAATTGATAAAAGCTTGTGATCTTGGATTATAATATGTATGTTTTTCAATAACAAAATTATTTCTATTTTTTATAATAGGAAACGTTGGATCTCGAATATAAAAAGCGTCTAATTCATCAGTCATTATTTATAGATACTTTATTAGTTAAAACAGATCTAGCTACAGAAACTGAATTTTTAATGGCGTTTTCAATCACTTCAGCTGGATCTATAATTCCAAGTTCTAAGCAATTTCCTTGAATAATTTCTCCATTAACAATTTTATAGCTATATGTATTAACTGTATTGTATGCATCTTTTTCAAATTTTAGATATTCATCTAATAGAAAATTAATTTTAAAATCATTTTGCATTAGAAGATGAAATGGAGATTCAAAACATTTAATAAATACATTTTGATCTTTGTTATCATAATTCATTGATGCTCTGGTTAGAAAATAACCACCTCCAGAAACTACTCCTTTTCTAAAAGCTGCTTGACATGCTTTAACGGCATCTTCAACTCTATCTTCTATTTCTTTTTGTTCAACATTGGAATTTGCTCCTATACGTATAGTTGCCGATCCACCTTGTAGTTGATATATTCTAGACTTAACTTTTTCTTTATCATATTTGCTAATAGATTTGTCTTGCAGTCTTTTATTCAATTCTTGAACACGATCTTTTGTATTCATATTGTCTTTAATAAATGTCGTATATTGACATCTTGCACATACAGCATCTACAGAACCTATAAAATAATCATCTTCTTTTTCAGCGTCTATAACTGATAATAGGTCTTGCATGTCATCTTCATTATTATTAATAGGAGTCTGAACTACAAGACACTCTAATAGATTATTCATATTGTTATTAGAGATATCTGCTATTGTTTGTGGATTCATATAATTACACATGAATACAACTGGGGTTTTAGGATTAGTATATTGCTCTAATATTTCTGCTATATCTCTAATACTATTTACTTCTTTAGGATAAACAATGACATCAGGATTTCTTAAATAACATTCTTCATGAGATGGATTATTAATAAATAAGGGAGATGCATATCCTCTATTTATAGTATATCCATTAGAATATTCTACAGAAAGTCCTTTTTCATCAATCTTTTCTAAACGTATGTCAACGTTCTTGCCTTTGTTTTTAAATATAGAATAAAGAAGATTTGCTATTTCTTCATCTCCATTAGAAGCAATTAAAGCAACATCTCTAATATTTTCAATGTCTATATCAATTTTATTTTTAGATAAATATTCTAATAAATATTTTTCTATTTCATTTAATTGATTTAATAAATATTTCTTGTCATATTGAACTAAACTTTCTTGTATTTTATTTACTAAAGATTGTATAAGAATACAACTAGAAGTTGTTCCGTCTCCTACTTCGCTATTAGACTTTTCAGCAACTTCTTTTACAAGCATAGCTCCAATATTCTCAAATGGATCTTCTAGATTAATAAATCTAGCTACCGTTACACCATCTTTGGTGTTTATTAATCTGTTTCTATCTTTTATAAACACAGTGTTTCCATTTGGGCCAAAAGTTGATCTAACAGCATCAACTGTTTTATTAATTCCTTTAATTATAGATTCTAAACCTTCATTATATTTAATATCACTCATATTTTGTTTTATTTTATATTTTAAATAGCTCCTGAATCAGATAATGATTCTTCTCCGCCTCCTTTTAATCTACCATCTTCTTTTTCTGAATCTACTATATCTTTTAAAGATCGTAATTCATTTAATATTTTAGGAGTGTTCATCATTAATTTATCTAATGTCTCTATAGTATCTAATTTAACATCATATTCATCAATGAATTTTGTTCTTTTATAGAATGAATCTTTTAAGATTCTATATGCTCTTTCTGAATCAGTTTCACATAAATCCTGATACTTTTTTATAGCGTCGTCAAGACCTTCAAAAGAAAATTCTTTTCCGTTATCTTTGGCATCTTCTGTTATAAGAGTTTTACGTTCTTCAAAAGGTATATTAGAATATGGATTAGATCCGCTATCATCAACTAGAATAGCTATATTCCAAAGAATATCTGAATATTCTTTTTTGTGCTTTTTCTTTATTTCTCTAAACTCATTTATAAATTCAAAGGAAGGATTGACTTTAAAGAAATCTTTTCCATAATCAAATTTAGTTATTATTTTTCCCATAACAAAAAAGCCAGATTTCTCTGGCTTCTATTTATTTTATTTCTTTTTAAAATATCCACGCAGATTAACAAAACGGACTTCTCCGTAAACTTCTCCACCTAGATTAATTCCGGGAATATTAAGACTTTCCTTAACAACTGTCTTTCCATCTTTATCTTCTTCCGGATAACGACGCACCAAAGACTCAATATCCAATAGAACAATGTCTCCAACTTCAATTTCATCATTCTGCTGTACAGCTACAACAGTTTGATAATCTAGTATAGAGGCTTGCTTAGAACCTGAAAGCAACGAACTGTCACTGTTTAGTGTAATAAGCAATCTGCCATTTACTGGTTTATATTCCTTTAGATTGAATCCTTCGATTCCCTTATTTTTTTCTTTTCTATTTGCCATAATACAGCTTTATTTAATCCGAATTTACCAAATCTATTCATTAATACTTGAAACCGTCTTTCATCTGCAGTTTCGTGAGTTACATCATATTTAGATGCAAATTTATAAAATTCTCTTAACATCAAGAAAGGAGAATCACATATATTTTTTATCTCTCTTTTTGATCTCCCGTACTTTTTTGCTAACTCTTCATATATCCTATCAAATCTATTCGCAGATACCATCAATATCTATTTTAAACCCATTTTCTAATTTGTAGTCAGAAACTAGTTTATTACCGTTTAATGTACCTTTATTTCTTAGAGATGCTAATATATTTCCTAGTTGTTTTGCTGTTAAATTAAATTGGTCTCTAATAAACATTTTTGTTTCTTTAGTCAATTCTTCTTTATCTCTAGAATATATAATAGCTAATATCTCTATTTCTTTATCACTTAGATTAAAATAGGGGTTCATAACTTTGAAAAAATTTTCTTGCATATTATCCCTATTTACTTTTACTGTTATTTTAATCAGTTTTACATTTCTCTTATTGTCCATTCTTTATCCTGGAACATCTGTTTTAGAAATTCAATTGTTGTTTGTGTATATTTTATTTCACTTCCTTTATCTGGCTCATCATATATGATATAATTATTGCCAGTACTTACAACACAATCATCAGGAGCAAAATAAGCATATGTATCTGTATAAAATACATCTGTGTTCGTTCCTTCAATTCTCATAACTCTACCATGAACAGTCATCTGTTCAATGGCTCCTACAAAATCATACTTCATCTAAAAATGCTTTAATTTTCCACAAATCCTTTTCTTCTTCTAATTCTATATCAGACAATAAAGAAACTGTAGCTTCATCGTTTATCTCTTTAAATATATTAATACAGTATTTAATTTCTGTGCATATTTCTTCTATAGTATCTCTAACCTTCCTAAGCATTGTAGGAAAATCATCAGAGTTAACTATATATGTCATTTTCGGCTCTTCGTCGTAAATGAATGGAATATCAAATCTTTTCCAGTCTATAGATAGCAATCTTTCTGCTATTGTATCAAATGTATCTCCTAATCTCTCATATAGATCATCAGTCCATTTGACGTGTATTGAGAAAAAGTGACTTCCCTTAGTTTTTAAATGTAATGATTTAACATTGTTCTGATAAATCACATACATTTGTATTAGTTTATTAAACTCGCTTATACAATTGTCGTTCATATATATCCAATTATTCCTTGTTCTGTTGCTGTAATGCAATCTCTATTCTGTTCTTTTAGAAATAATCTTAAGAATGGAAACTGCTTTTTTATTTTTTTGAAGATTCTAGGTTTTACCATTTCATCTCCATCCATAACCTTAGTTAATCTTCCTTTGTAATTAAATGTTAATTCCATATTAATTCAATATAATTCTACCTTCTAACATATAATCATTAGTAAGAGATATGATATCATAGTCCACACAGGCTTTAGTATTGCCAAAATTAGAATGAACCCATTTAGACGAACCAAAGAAAGATCCTACACTCTTATACCTAAATTGCTTGCCATATGTAGTAGCGCTGTTATGAAGATCTCCTTTTACAAAATGAATTCTATTACCTTTTGTAATATATTGATCTGGGATTGAATCATCATAACGTTTGGTATTAATATATTCATTAATAAAGTTCTCTGTCTTAGAGTCTAAAACTAAAGGCATATTGCGCTTCATATCACCTTCATCCTTTCCATGACATAGAATATATGTATGAACACCAATATTATACGATCCTATGAACTTATCAAATACTTTTGCATGTACATTTTCAAACTTAGAATTCAATATTGTACAAAGAGCAAAATTAGCTGCATAGCCAAAATCGCCGTCATGATTAGAAGATCCAACTGCTTTATACATGATAGAATCCGCAAGATCTAAACCGTTAATAGAACTAACAAGATATGTTATAGCTTCTATAAAATACCTCATCTGTTCTTTATTGGTTAGATTTTGAGGTAGTTGATGGCCACCTCTACATGTTTGACCATTCATTCCATCTAGTGAATCTCCTAGATTATTAATAATAATACAACTGAATTTGCCATAAATAGCAACTTCTCTTCGTATCATATCAATAATCTTATTCATCCTAGAAATAACAACATCCATGTTATAAGTGTTGTCATATATGCTCTCTAAAGGGACATCTGCCCCTATGTGCATGTCAGACAAATGAATTACTAATGCCCTAGCTTTAGAATATGACAATTCAGTTGCTGGAATATTATCTTTAACAATCTTTTCTTTTACTAGATATTCTTTTACAATATCTTGCATTCCTTCTTTTAGATTGCGAAGATCTTCATTCTCTTTTACAAGATTAACAAATTCTCTTTCTAAAACCTTACATTGATCTTTATAATATTTCTCTCTAATTAGAGATTCTTTATCACTATAAACATTATCAACAATTTCATCAACTTCTTTCTCCTCCATGATATGTGGAGGAACAGGTATTGATTGTTTTGTAATTCCAAGGATCTTAATTATATTATTAACTTCTTCTAGAGTTAATGTTGTAAAATATGGCACTATATTCTTTTTAGAAATACCAGCTCCATAATCAGAATATAATTTATAAATTCTTTCTATTTCATCTCTAGATAATAGCTTCTCTTCATTTTTTAGAATGAATTTATAGAATATTATTCTACTATCATCTTTAGATCTTATTAGATATAGTTTATTCACATCGCTATTACCTTTAGAATTTGCATTTCTAATTTTAGATTTATATTCATTATATAATTCAGAGAATTTTCTAAATTTATCTTGAGAAAGAGCTCCTTTCTTAATTAGAGAAACTCCTCTTCTATAATGATCTCTAACAAAATCTTTGTTGTTAATATTTAATTCTTTTAAAATTTGTTGTATTGATTTACTATCGTTCAATGCCGATTGAACAATCTTAATACAATACTCGTTTTTTTCTTCTATTTTATTCATTTAATAAAAATTAATTTAGTATCTTTTGATTAATAATATTTTGCTCTTTCTTTTCTGCCATTTCCTCTATTTGCTTCCAGTTAAGATTATTACTTTTTAACTGTTTAAGCTCTTCATAATTATATACTAATTTACGCATAGAGCATCTACCCAGGCTCGAACCGGGAAATCATGATTACAAATCATGTGTTTTACCATTAAAACTATAGATGCACATTTTAATATAGCCGTTAATTATCTATATTAAAATATTTTTTCATAAATGAAAATTATATTGCTTTGAAAATGATAATACAAAGATACGAATAAAAATTCATTTATGCAAGTTTTTTAATGACTTTAACATTAATTTAACTTATTTCTTTTTCTTTTTCATCTTTCCTCCACATTTCATTTGGTTTTGTTTTGGAATTTTAATCTCCTTTGCCTTACGAGGATTTTTAGATATTTGCTTTTTCATATTCTTTATATTTTTTAGTGAGTTCTTTTAATTTATTTATTATATATTTAGCGCCTAATTTATTAGCCCATCTTTCAGGATATACTTCATAATAATCATGCCCATGTTTTCTGCAATTGCAAAACATATTATGAATTATACTAGGGAATCCAACTACAATCAAATATAACGGCCCTAGCTTTTCTGATTGCAAATGATGTCCGTATTCATGCAGAATAGTATCATATGTGTTTTGTCTTTCGTTTACAATAATATAATTACCTAACGATATACCACTTCTAAATTTTTTAGATACAGTTATGTTTACATTATCCCATTGCCACCAGTTATGCTTTAATGTACTAGGATAAAACATTTTTAAAATTAATCCTAATAAATTTTGTGGCAATTGCCATAAATACATAATACTATTTTTTATTGTTTTCATTAGTTATTATTTTATTTGTGGTAAAAATACTTCTTCCTAAATTATTTGTATTGATAATATTATTGTTAACTCTAAATTTATAAGATGGCTCTGTTTTTGAGAATACAGGATATGCTTTTTCTCCTATAATTTGATATATTGATCCGTTAGTATAATCGTAAATATATTTAGCATCTTTATTTAAAAAATTATCTTTTCTATCAAAAGTTTTTTTGCTCTCAATAGCTTTTTTATAATCTTCAGGAAGTGCTTTATACAATTCATCATAAGACAACATTTCTATATTATTCTTATCAAAAGAATTTATTTCTCTTATATTAAAAATAGTAGGAGATTTACCATATTCTTTTTTAAGCCTATCTTTAACCGTTTTACTTTTAAAAGAAGTATTTGGCCCATATAACGAAGAGGCAATTCTATCGCTTTGCTGTTCTTCAAATAATACCGTATTATGATATGAATTATCTTTTGAATAATGATAATTAGGATCAAAAAATTCTTTATTATATCCACCAGGTAATAAAGCTTGCGCTTCATGGCCTACTTCATGAGCCATAACACCTTTTGGAATTCTATTAGGTTTATGATTTTTACCAACAGCAATACCTATAAAATCTGCATCTTTAAATGCTAGTGCACCAATATCATTTTGATGATCAACATCATCTAATGGTACTATTTTAGCTTTTTTTGATTTACCATACAACTTACTCCTATCTATTCCGTCTGCATGCATTAAAATATTATCTGTTGCTTCTCTTATATTTGAATATGCTTTATTATATTTTAATTGATTTAATGTTCTAGGAATATATTTAAAACCAATTTTATTTTTTAATGGAATAAACATGTCTGACAATCCACCCGTAGCAATACTAGATACTTCTTTTATTATTGGTCTAGAATATACTTCAGCTTTTTGAACTGTAGATAATCCTTTTGAAATTTTACTTGCAGATGATAACCCTTTTGATAAAGATCCAATTCCTCCAACAATATTTAATGGATCTAAAATTATATCAGATCCTAAATTCACAATATTAGATCTACTATTTACTATAGTACTAGGTTTTAAGTCTTCATGATGTTCTGAAAATAAATCCTGTAAACCAGCATTAGCTCTTCTTGTAGCTCCTACATACCTAGCTCTAATAGCTGGATTAGTCTCTACTAAACTAGCAGTCATAGCAGCTTGTGGTAATTGCAATATCTTACCTACTCCTTCTATTGTTTTTAATACTTTATTCTTAGCATTACCATATTGTATCTTTAATGCTCTCTTTAATAAACTTTCTCTATCCATTAATACAT